AACATAGCAGGCACAGTATCTCCATCACCTTCTCCTGGCACATAACCACCACTAGCAAATCCTCTTACATATCCACCACTATTTTGTCTTCTCATACCGCCAAAAAAACCACTACCAAAACGAGTAATAGCAGCAGCACCTTTAAAAGCGGCTATTGCAGTTAGTGCTGGTAGTACTGTTTTAGCAGAGTCTGCTAGTCTGATTAATGCACTAGCCAAATCTAATGATAATTTAACAAACGTTTGAAATGTTGAACTTTCTCCTAAAGATCGTATAAGAGCATTGAATTCTTCTCTAACTTTAGTTAGTCTATTAGCAACAGATAGTTGTGCTGTAGCAGCATCTTTACTTAATGAAGACTGACCTTCTTGGGCAACCTTCAACGCCTGTTGCGCTGTTGCAAACTGTTGAATAAGAGGAATAACCTTACCAATCTGTCTAAAGCCACCAAGCTCTTCAACGATTTGTGAAAACTTTAGATCTCTAGGATCTAGTTTAGATAATCCTTCGCTTAGTCTTTTAACAGCCTCATAGGGACCAACGAACTTTCCTGATAAGTCAGTTAGAACAACGCCATAATCTTTTAGAGCATCTATTGTTCCTCCTCTTTGAATTCTAGTAAAAATTGTTCTCAAACCAGTAGCAATTGTTTCTGCGCTTTCACGAGTTGTTGCTCTGACGCTAGTAAAAACAGCTATAAATTCATTTAAAGCGTCCTTGCCTTCGCTAACACCTTTGCTAGCAGCAGCAAACACACCGCCGGTACGTTGAATAGCGGTAATAATATCACCAGACTCAACAGCAAACTTTGCAGAAACAGCATTGATAGATCCTAGTGCTGCTTCCAAATCCCCAGCTTTAACCCCAAACTGTCTCATCAAAGCGATACTACCTTCAACAGTATCATTTAAACTATCAAAGGATGGGGCCAGCGCACTGAGAGCCAAAGCTTTTAGGGCTTTCTCTGTTTCTTTAGCACTTAAACCAGCTTGCGCTAATGTGCTAGATACTTGTATTAAATCCTTAGAAGCAATACCCATACTTGTAGATAGTGTTGTTATTGTTCTCACTAAAGGAGCTAATTGAGATAAAGAAGAATCTGTAACCTGTGCTACTCTAACAAGTTCTTTATTGAAACCAATAAATTCTGAAGTTGCCGAGCTAATAGCATTAGTAAACTTGAATATTATACCAGTAACAGTAGCAAATGCGGCAAATCGTCTAACAGCAAGAGCTGACTGTCTACCAAAAGCTTCAAATCCTTGAGTCGCCTGATTAACGTTATTATTCGCACGGTTCATTGCTGAACCAACATTATTTACGGCACTATTAACATTTCCAATATTTCTTGGTAAATTATTTACAGAAGTACTAAAATTAGTAGTATTTCTAGCTAGTGTTGATATAGCGTTTGAAGCTGCGGCAGCAGCAGTTTGTGTTTGAGTTAATGTAGCATTTAATCTGGTTATCGACTGTTGAAGATTAATAATGTCTCTATTGGCCCTAGGATCAACCCTAACACCAACATTGACATTAATACCAGTAAGTTGCCTTCTGATATTATTTATAATTGGACCAATATTATTTGGTCCTCTAAGATTAAGTTCTGCTGTAAGATTAAAAGATCTTGACATTATTTAGTCTCCAATATAAACACAAAGCCACACACATTTGTGGTGGCTAGGTGCTTACTATAATTTAATAAAACTTCTTTGTAGATACAATTACTCTTTCTCTGAAGTTTCAGGCTTTGTTTCCTTTTCCTTAGTATCTTTAGTAGGTGTTGTTTCGTCTGAAAGCAAAATTGGTTTACCTTCATCGTCCAAGAATGGTTGTGATTCAAAAAGATATTCTCCTGTTGTATCTACCCTGTTACCATCTTTATCAATAAAATTACCTTGTTCATCAATGAATCTGTTCGCTTCATCAATAAGTCTACCTTCCTCATCAACAAGTCTTCCTTTTTTATCAATTAAACGCAGCTTATCATCAACAAACTTATACTTATGTAAGAATTTATTTTCTGGTAAATTCTTTTCAAAGTTATTATCTAAACCATATATCATATTAGCCAAATTTTGAGCCCCAAGTAGGGACACCGGATCATCAGCCTTATTTAAATAGTCTTCTAAACTTTTAAAGTATTTTGTATCAGTATCTTTATACACCACGCAAGCTGATACTAAATAATTAAACCTAGCATTATCTGCCTGACCTTCTGCGCTATGATTATCTAATGATGTTCTAACGCCAATAAGATCTCTGATCTTTCTTCGTGTTTCTTGCATAGCCAGAGCTAATCTTTTGGCCTCATTTATACCGAAACCGCCCTTTGCTAGTCTTTTTTCTCCATCTATTAATTCTTTTTGCAGGGTTGCGAACTCTGCTTGTTTGTTGTCGTCCCATAAGCCCTGATCTCTTAATAAGTCATCAAGCTTTGCCCTAACAACGCTCTTACTTTTGATAGCATCAGTAAAAGCCTGATTGTATACCTTTTGGGCCTCTCTTTGATCATTTAGAGAAGGTGACTTAACTGTGAATCCAACTTCTTTACTATCTATTGTTGTGGTGAAATCTCTAGTATTCATAATTTACTCCTGATCTTTCTGGTGGTTATTTACATTAAACTTATAATTATATCTAACTTGTGGTTTATCTGATACAAGTTTTGCTATCTCATTTTGTAGTCCTCTTATCTGTTGATTACCGTGATTAAGAATATTATTCCTAACATCCTGCCACATGTTTTCGAAATGAATCTCTTTATCTGTTAATTGTTCTTCAAAATTTTTATGCTGTCCCCATAAATATCCAAAAACATTTTCAAATCTTGATAATGCTCCTATCATTGTTGTTTCTAGTTTTTTTGTTGCTGTTTGTATTATTAGGTCATTATTATTCATGATATATCCTTTTAAATTATCTTCTACTATTTGCTCTTTGTAGAAGCTCTGATCGAACATCTGGTAAGTTTATTTCGTCTATTTCTTGTGTCTGTTTAATGACTGACTGTCTTTGTTTTACAATTCTATTTGATTCATAAGAATTAAGAGAGTATATATCTTCAACGTCCTCTTTTTCTCCAACTATAAATATTTCTTTAGCGTCTCCATGTTTGGATAAAATATCATTGGCTTTATTCTCTTTTGATGCTGCTTCAGATTTACGTTTTTGATAAATCATCCATCCTTCAAGCATATCATCATCATTTATCACTGTTTCATCAGGAGCTTCGTGATGCTCATATACTCTATCATACATTGAGCTAATATTTAGTAAGCTTTTTTGTTCGTCTGTCAATTCAACTGATGGTTTATTAAATATATTATTTTTATTACTATTCCAAATTGTTCTCCAGCTTTCATGTCGAGCTATCTTCTTATATTGTTCCATTGTTATAGAATAATTAGATATTTCGTTAATAATTGAACTATAAAAAGTACTATCTATTGAATTAACGTCGTTCTCAAATACTAATTGATTTGAGTCATAATATTTGATAGTATTAATAAATATAAAATCACTTTTTTTAGTAGAAGCAGCATCTTCTAATGTTATGTAATCTAGTGAGTGTTTTCTTAGTAAAAGTTTATTTATAGATTCTTTTATTTCTTTAATATTATCTTTGTAAGACTCTTTTTTTTGTTTATTTAGTCTGTGTTTATAGAGGTTTAATTTAGTATTTTCTAATTTTTTTTCCGTTTCACTTAACAAGTTATCATCCTCTGAATCCCATAGATTAAGTTTCTGTAAAATAATATTTAAATTATCTTTTCTAATAAATGGCTCAAATAAGTTTTCTTCTATAAATTGCTCATATAATAGTTCAGCCTCGTATTTAATAACTAAAGATGCGCTATCAACATAGTATCTACAATTATTAAAGATAAAAAATAGTTTTCCTAAACTTATTCTTTGTATAAGTAAAGAAATATTATCATGGTTGAACATTAATCATCTTAAAATCCTACTGATTGTCCGTTGTTCTATCTTTTTCTTGTATCTTTTTTTGTAGAGCTTCTATGATTCTTTGAGCATTAACAATATCTACATATAGTTTTCCTATTAAGCTAAATAAAGCTTCCTGATCCATTCTGTCCTCCTGTTTAATCTTTTAAAAATCGTCTTATTCACACACCGCTAACTACTAGATAATTAAATGTCTGGAAGTTATATGTGACGGTAGCATTACCACCACCAGTATCTCCACCAGCATAATTTACTGAAGTTAGTTTATTCTTTGGCCCAACATCTATCATATAAGCAACTGATCCATCGGCCTTATTTGTATCACAAATATATGCTTTGAGAGTACCATCATAAAGATTACCACTAGCAGCAGCTGAACAACCAGTAGCTGTTGCAAAGTCATCAGCGTCAACGTTATCGCCTTGGGTTGCTGTGAGCTGAATTTCTGATGTTACCTCTACTGGGAAGTTAATATATCTGTAGTATGGTGATCTGCGACCAAGTTCGCTTATCGACTCTCTGCCAAGATTACAAGTAATATTTATGCTATTAAGATGAATACCACTAGCAGCGGTTAACGTACTCATAGCAACACCACCAGAACTTGCTACTCCAGCAGCTTGTTTTGGAATCGTTGTAAGGTCAGACAGCGCCCATCTTTTTGTAATTCTTTTTGATTCTGCAACACTAGCCTGACCAGCACCTAATATACCGCTATTAAAACTAGTAATACCACTACCTGTTGTCATTCCCCACTTTTTATGATTGCCAACAAGAGTAACGTCTTCTGAGAAATTACCATCACTTGTTAATTTATAGCTAACACTAGAAACATACATACCTGTGCAAACAACATAATAAGATGCTGCTCCGCTTGCAAATGACTTAGTATCATCCCAAATACCAAGAGCAAGGTCACATCTACGATCAGCAATATTTGTTAAACTAAGATTATTACCGTCTGCAGCACTACCGTCATTAACAGCATTATAAATACATCGAGTTCCATCAAGAGCTTTGCTTAATGTTACTTCAACATTTGGTACTTCTTCAACGTTATCATATAATTCTAGCTGACCAAGCTGATAAATTTGTTGTAGCTGAAAATTGGTTGTTAAACCAACGCTCTGAATGCCTCTGAGAACTCTTTCTGATCCATATGTTGTTGTGCCATCTGTAGTTTTACTTGGCTTTACTTTTACTGCTTGAACAGCGTAAAAAATACGATTATTGGCCATAATGATATTCCCTTTAAAATAGAATTAAACTATAAGTTCGGATGTTAATCTAATCATACACCAAAATAAATTTGAAGTTGGATTTTTTTGAATATCCATAAAGGATATATTCTTTAACCAAATTTTATTCCAATGATAGTTAGTATTTTGTGCTAATTGGCCATAATTTAATCCGTTAATATTTTTTGACCCATCAGCATTTAGTCCATATAATCCAGACTCAATAATTTTTTGATAATCGTATAGAATTAAAACTTTATCTTGTTGTAGTCTAATTATATCCATTATTGTGTTACAGTCGTTGATGTTTTCAGCATAAATATGCAGCAGGATATCTTGATCTCTGTATGAAACTAAAGAACCTAATTCATATGGGGTTGTTTTGTTCCTGCTGGTTGTTTCTATAACTATTGCTGGTAATTGAAGTCTATTATTAGATAAAATTTCATTATATTGGGCAGTAGAGTCTGGTTGAAATGTTAGTTGTTGGAGTTTTTTCCATAGATTTATATTGCTAGATATTTTACTAACTTGACACCATCTATAGCCATAAGATAGTTCAACTTTAGAGTTTGATGATATACCACTATTAAATAAAATTTGACCATTCTCATAATCTAATTTATATGGTAGTGTTGAATTGCCTGTTGGGGCTGGATATAAAGTATTGTTTACATAAACCCCACTAATATTAATAGGGCTAGTGTTTTTATATACTATATTTGATTCCCAAACCCAATCTTTTCTAGGAGCTTGCCATACTGAGTTCTGTGGTCTTGATGGATCTTGAACAGGTTTGCAGGAACTGAAAGAAGATCCATACAATCCACTGGTTGGAACATTAACATTAACAAATCCACCAATATTCAAAAAACCAGAATCCAAAAACCCTTTTATACTCTCTTCTGCTGAGCTAATATAAAAATTATCTCTTAATGTATTAACACCATAGAATCTGGATGGGTCTTGATTACATATCATATGTATTTCTCTATTTCTTGTTGAATAGCTTTTTGAATAACACTATCCTCAATTCTTTCTATTCCTCTTGTAAACCAGTTATTAGATTGTGTTCCAACAAATGATGATGGCACAGACCAATTTGTTAATGATTTTACCATGATAGCATTTCCTGTTCTTGAATTTCTACTTGGCCCAAGTTTAACCTCAAAATTCTTAACAATAGGACTTCCTCCTTCTAATAATAACCAGCGCAGCCAAGGCAAGGAATAGCCTTTACTATCATTTACAGATGCTATATCGGTCGCTATTAAACCATCTATGTCTTTGAGTCCAAGAGCCTGAATTTTTAAACCACCCCTTACGCCTCTGCTATTGAATGTTACTGGATTATATACTACCTCAACAGCTCCAGCCGCCGCATCAACAACCTTGTCTACAAAACTTGTGTCAGGTATTCCAAATTCGTAAAGTAATCGACCACTTTTTAATGACGAGTATTCTGGTTCTTGTCTTAAAGATTCTCCAATAATTTGAGACACATTATTTTTTACGCTATTAATACTATTACGAACAGATTGATCGACATGGATAGATATTTCTTTTAATATAGCATCTCTAATAGACTTATCATTATCGAGAAGATTTATGCTAAATTGCATATTATTTAGTCCAATTAGTTAGTATATAGTTATGGTCGCCAAGACCCATTAAAGTAGGAGCATCGGCTTTGGAATACTTCGTAGAATCATAGTTTATATTTTCTAGTAAAACCATATGAGTAGCATTATTAATTTTAGGCAACAAGTCTATTTTGCATAAAGTTTGAGCAGCTAAATTTGGTATTTGTGTGGATATTGATCCCCAATTTAGCCAGTACTTACTATCTAAAATAACCGCTATATTTACTACCTCTGTAGTTTCTCCAAGTTTTTTTCCAATCCCCATACATACTGGACATATACTCTGATCTGCAAAAGGAATATTTCCTGTTATAGTATTATATCTACCAGACGATCTATCTAATATAGGATCGTATATACAGTTATAGCAAATTGTGTATTTGGTTGTGTCGTATTCTAAACGACAGTCTACTGTTAGAGAACCTTTTTCTAGTAAGCTATCTATAGCGTTGTTAAAAATTTGTTTAAATGAATTATTTATTAATCCAGAAAATTGATTATTCATATTAAAAACTTTCTAAACTAATTTTTTTCCACAAATTATTTGATACACAAATATATAAATGGTTCGAATCCCATCTAATTTCTCCAGCAAGCCCATACGATCTGGAAGATGTTGGTGGACCATTTGGAGTTATCAGTGTAGCATTAGGGTTAGATGACGGACTAACAATTGAAATATCTGGAATACTATTTATCAAAACTCTGTTTGTTGATATAGCGTCTTTGCTAGAATCACTTTTGGTGATAGCAATAGTATTTGGTTGATTATTAATAATTAGTACTGGACTTGCCATAAATATTCATCAAATGGTTCTGGATTTGGTATATTGCCACTAACAATAGATATTGACCCTTTTAATAGTTTAATAATTTGCTGTCCTGCTCCTAGATACAGTTCGTTTGGCGCTTTAAGATCTAAATCGTATACAGCATTAGTAAAAGAAAAGTTGTCTATAGTAGATAATGGTAGTCTAAGAATAATTTTTCCTAGTTCTGGAATAATAGTAAAACTATAAGAACTATTTGTAGTATCTGTAAAATATGTTATAACTGAATCTGAATTTGATGGTTTTATACTTAACCTAGCTTTCCAATTTGTTAGGTTAATAACAGATTCGCTAGAGTCCCTATAATCAAAAGAAATGTAAAAAGATGCTCCTTTATCTATAGAAAAATTATAGTCTGGTGCTGGCATAAAAATCTATCCTTATGAATAAAAGGTTCTATCTCTAGGATCTGAATAGTATCTAAGACTTCGTGGATCAAATTTATTACCAACGAATGGACTAAGAATTGCTCTAACGGCACTAGCATTTTGTATATCCCAATTATTTGAAAGTTCCGTATATGAAGCACATGGACCGCTATCTAGTAACATTCTTATACCAACCATACTTCCTGCAACACTCAAATTAGCTGGCCCTAAAGCAGCTCTTATTCCTTCCATAGCAGCTTTGGTTCTTAAAGTGCTTTGGTCAACCAAACAGGCCGATTTCAAGCTTACTAAACTAATAAATAGGTCATCATTCGCATCCACTGGGTCTGGAGTAATAGTTAATCCAACGGGATCTATTATATAGTTATTATCTAGATTAACATCCCATTGAACATATTTTGCGGCAACCACTACCATCTGAGTAATTCTTTCATCACTATATGTTGGGTTGGCATCCCAGTCATTTATCAATGTTCTCACAATAATTGGTATTTCAATTTGCCAGCTCATAATACGGCCTTTTAAAAAAGGTAGAGTGTCTCTGAGTTAGAATACACCTAAATGAGAAAATATAAATCGTTCAATTTATAGTATCAATATTAGTTGGGATTATCAAAGAAACTGCTTCTTCCCAAGGAATAACTTCTATATCTTGTAATAAATTTTGTTCTTTTGCTGCTAACCACATGTTATGTAATAAGCCGCCATTCGTCACCTCTGTAAGAATATCTCCACATAACATCAATCGACCATCTGTAAGCATGATCGGCTCTGGAACCAAATTATTGGAACCGTACTGAGCGTGAAGCTCTGCCAGACATTGAGCGAGGGGTGGCGAGAACACGAGCGCCAACTGTTGGCTATCGTTATAAGAGATCGGGAGTGTGAGGTCGGAGAGTGTCATGCGGGGATTCCTAGTTGGATGTCCGCCACAAGTTTCTGAATCCTCGACTCTAGCGTTGCCAACGGCAACGCACTGCCAACGGAATACCACGCCAGCCGAGCATCGCAGAGATTTTCGGCCGATCCTCCACCACTGCGAGCAAAGACGTAGGTGGGCACATTCAGTACCGCAGGCGTCTCGGACGCTGTCGCGCTTAGTGAATCACGCGACCTGATTCGCGCCGTGTAGAGGTTGTTCGATGATCGCGTGGCCCCGAAAAAACCAGAATACGGGATCGTTGATCCTGTGATTGCAACCGACGTGCTGCTGCGCATTCGCGTATTGTGCGTCGATGTCGATCCGCTGTAGATCAGGTTTGTCGCTCCGGCGGCGGAGCTGCTGTTCCCCATGTACAGCACGTTGCCGCCAGAAACCGCGGACGATATCCACACGGCCATGTGGTAACTATTCAGCGCGTCTTCAAGCGGGAGCCTGTTGGTACTCAGGTATTTCGTCAATTGGTTTCCTATGAGTCCCGTCCTCCGGTTGTAATCCCCGCTGACAAAGTTGAAGTTTGTCGGCGCAACACCCGTGAGCGGGACCAATATGCCAGACAACGTTCTGGCACCAATGAGGATGCAGGAGGCTTTGATGGCATTCCAGATGCCGTCGTTTTTGCAGCCGACCACAAGCGCATTGACCGCGAGCCGCACGCCAAGTTCCAGCCGCGACTTGTCGGCGGCTTCTACGGCCCTGAGATACCGCAGCGCGTCGGCATCGTAGGCGTAGGCGTCGATCATCTCCGCCGATGTCGGCATACCCAGCAGCGGCGAAGGCATCAGTGGCGGCGCGTAACCGCTGGTCAGGATGCCGTCGTTCACAGATCAGCTCCAAGGGCGATTACGTCGATGGACTCAGCGTTGTGGGTTGACACCACAATCGACCACGACGCCGACGGCAAGATGAGATTGTTGTAGGTCGTAGACACGCGAGTGCCCTGCACCGACGCACTCACAGTCGCTGCCGCGATGCTGTACTCGTCTAGAAGCCGATACGTGGTGCCGTCGTAGAGAAACACACGCACCATTCCGGCCGTTGTCGTCACGCGCGCTTTGACGATAATCTCGGCAACTCGCGTTCCGGTCGATGCCCCGACTATCAGCGTGGCGACGGTTCCAGATCCGTCGCGGTTGGTGTTCGCGGTGGCGACGTTGGTGGCGCCGATACGCGGCGTGACGGCGAATACTGGTGAAATAGCCATAAAAAACTCCTACTTAAAAAGAAATAATTATCTAAAACTACTCCATAGATATAAATTTATTGCAGTTAGGGCATTGGTTGGCAAATCTACTGTAGATAATGTTGTGCCACTAGTAATCCTGCCCTTAGAATCGGTGGTGACTTTAGTATAGGTTCCAGATGTTCCAACACTAGTTAACGTTGGATTAGGATAACTACCTGTAAGATCTCCACCAGCCGCTCCAGAAATAGCTATAGGGTTGAGCTGAGACCATGTGCTGGATCCATCACCAACTTTTAATATCAGAGTATCTGTGGCAAATACTAATTCTCCAGTAGGAATTATTGGATTGTTTGAGCTTAAAGCACTACTTGTTCCTCTTTTTATTTGAATACTAGGCATTATTTAAACTCTCCCATAACTTTATATCATCAGCATATATTTGACGAACTATAGCTTCTTGGTCAGAAGTAAGAGTTGGTTTATCTTTTTCATCTGAATTTGAAAATATATTAATTGGCCAAGTAAGACCGAGCCATTCTGCGCATAATTCTAGTTCAGTTTCAAATCTAAAATATCTAACAAAAGACCCTATTTGTAGTGGTGGATACATAGGACTAATTAATTGTTCTTCAATATTTAATTTTCTATGAGCTATCATTGACCTAAAACGCTCTATAGGATTACGAACAATAATAGCTGTATTAATATTGTCTCCATTCCAGTTTTCTTGAGATGGTAAAAATGCTGCCGGATGCTTATTAGGATTGACGATAGTTATTTCGGGCCACCAAGTTTCTAAAGCTTTATACACAAATGAGTGACTAGCGGTTCTTGGTGTCAAGTATAAAGCATTATTATTAGTTGGAGATCTTAAAATATTACCCATATTTTTATCCTTATGTAAAGTATAACACCACCGCGCCATTTCCAGACCGCGAATCTCCCCAAAGAGTACCGCCACCGCCGCCACCATACCCAGCAGCATAATCTGCTCCATATTTGACTGTTGCCCCAGCAGAACCAAATGCTGCTGATGCTCCACAATCTTCTGTAGTTTTGCCTCCAGCTAATGCGACAGCGGCTAATAGGCCAGAAATATCTGTTGCTGGTCTACGTCCGCAAGATTGAATTGTTCCGCTATTTCCACCAACAGCACCCCCGTATTGTGCAACGCCGAAGTTTTGAGAAGAAGCCCCACCATTTGCACCACCGTCTCCGCCGGAAAATGTTCCACCTGCTGCTGATCCACTACTAAAGCCTTTTCCTCCTCCTCCAGTAATTGTTGTTCCATTATATGTTATAGTAGTATCTCCTCCAGCATTACCTAAAATATTAGTTAATCCAATAGTATAAGAAATGGTGCCTCCAGAAATACTCCAAGTTTTATACGATACGCCACCAGCACCAGCACTACTGTTCCAACCACCACCAGCGCCTACAGCCCAAGCTTTCATTGTTGTGGCACCGGCTGGGATTGAGTAGCTTGTTCCGGTGGTTAATAAAACGGCTGTGGGACTATAAGCACCCGTAACCGTCAATGTTGCTGATGAAGAGGTAGAAGAGGATAAATTTGCTGATAATATACATCTATATTGATATCCATTAGCAGATAATTGAACATTTGATAAGGTTAATGTCGAACCTGTAGCTCCGCTAATATTGGACCAAGATGATCCACTATTAGTTGACAATTGCCATTGATATGATAAAGATGTTGATGGCGAAGATGCTGTTGCTGTTATAGAAAAAGAAGTGTTTTGTGTTGCTGCTACTGAAGTATTAGATGGTTGCGAAGATATAGTTATTAAAGGATATGTTCCAAGATCATAAGGGTCGGAAATACTACCTCCAGAAGAACTAATGGTAAAAATTCCACTAGATGAACTCAAAGTGATATTACTACCAGCTATTAAATTTTTGACAGGTAGTACTCCACTTACACTACTATTAAAATCAGTAATATTTAATGAAGTTAAATTGATAGTATTTAAACTATTCCAATTAGTTGTGCCATCTCCAATCTTCAATACTCTATTGGTAGTATCAAATCCTGGTTCGCCACTAGCCAATACTGGATTAGTGGATGTCCATGTGCTAGACGATCCTTTTCTTATTTTTATCGTATTATTAACCGGCATTTCAAGGTGTTCCTCCGTCTATAACTATACCCGATGCTAATGAATATCCCGATGCTCCCAAAATATTATTACCTATTACAGTAGTCCCATTTAGTTTATATGTTAAACTACTACTATTTAAATTAATATTTTCACTACTTGTCCAACTAGTTGTACTATTAACCCACTTAAATTCTTTATCGCTTGTTCCTTTTAGTGTTATACCACCACCATCAGCAGTTGTGTCTGTTGGTGAATTTACACTTCCGAGTTCAAGATTTTTATCATCAACATTAACAATGGTACTATTTATAGTAGTTGTGGTACCATTAACTGTCAAATCTCCACTTAATGTAAGATTACGTATTCCTGTAAAATCTTTATTAGAGTCTAGAACTACTGCTTTACTGGCCTCACCAGTTCCTGGGCCACTAGTTAAATCTAAGTAATTAACTTCAGATGCTGTTGCAGTAACATCCGTTGCTCCTTGGGATAGTGTGTGGGTATGTCCACTAACACTATAATTACCACTAGGTTGTAATCCTGTTACACTAATTATAAAATTACCAGATGAGTTACTAACATTTACATATCCACTACCATTAACATTAACATTTACTACTGGTAATAAACCACTAACAGCGCTATTAAAATCTGTAATATTAGATGCTGTATGATTATGGCCACTTAAAGAAACACCAGTTACAGCTACAGTTAAAGTATTAGCAGAATCATTATAACTTAATTGAATATTTGATCCGGCTACTAATAAATCATTAGTTCTATCATCTATAGCTTCATTAAGGCCCGTAACATCACTAGCTTGTACTGTTGGACTATTTAAACTAATAGTAGTATTACCACTAGTGTCATTATAGCTAATGTTAACACCACTAACCCCAACTAAACTAGATCCAATAATATCTTGTACAGATTCTGTGAGGTCTGAAGGCGATACGGCGGCATATGGTAATGAGGACCATATTGTGGATCCGTCTCCAATTTTAAATTTGCCAGTATCTGTCTCATAGCCTATTTCCCCAGCATACAAAACTTGAGTTGTCCACTGGTAGCTACCAGATCCAGCAGTACCTCTTCTTACCTGAATTCTATTTTGAACTGGCATACTATTCTCCTTTTATGGTGACCCACCATCTATGGGTATTGTAGCTAAATATGTGTCTAAGTTATCTATACGACTAACATCTAAATTTCCAGTAATAATAGTCATTGGTATTTCATTCGGTAATTGCCCATATATACTATTACTCACTGTTAAATCATAATAATTATATCTTTCTATATCAATATTATTAATGCTATCTAAAAATGTTGCTTGTATTTCTATAGTATTAGATTCTGAATTTTCTATAGACAATGTGGCTAAAGAACTATCATTTAAATCTAGTGAGCTTCTCTCTATATCAATTATAAAATCTGTCATACACAATCAATCTGTGATGTTGCTTGACTAAATCTTTTTACAATATTCACTGTGCCAAATAGTATTCTTGTTATTGTTTTACCTCCTCCAACGTATAACTCTTCCGGAGACTGTAGCTCTAAATCATATTTAGCCGAATTAAAATTAAAATTATTAGTAATAGTTGCTGGTAGTAAAAAAGTTATTTTACCATTAGGTCCGTCGATACTAAAATTATATAATGTTAAATCAGTATTATCTGTAGAAAATATTTGGGTTAAATTATTATTAGTTGTCCAAACTAATCTTGCACACCAGTTTGTTAGATCTACTATATTACCATCTTTATCTTTATAGGTAAGAGCTAATCTAAAAGAGGTGCCTTGTTCGATAGGGAAATCGTACTTTTGAGCCGACATAATAGTTTCCTATCTAAATAAAAAGTAAGTTATCTATCTTTTATAATACACCTAAAAAAAAAGGCCGGCGCAAGGCCAGCCTTTCTTTATTAAGCGTTTAGCGCTTTATAATCATAGTGAACCAAGTAGTACCCTACGGTTGTCGAGAACAGCAAAACCCTGCTCTGCCCAGCCATAGAAACCAGCTCTCTTCTGACGATGTAGTGTATCGTCCTCGAAGACTTGGAGCTGTTCACGAATTGGCATAATGAAGGCATCGCTCTTACGAAGATCCAAACCAAGAACAACCTCTGTTTTTGATGGACCAAGAGTTCCACTAAGAACATTGCTATAGAATAGCTGATATTCTTGACCTTCACCAAGTTCGTCACGATCATGTAGATTAACGCCGAAGACACGGTTAAGAGTACCGTCAGCAGCGGTATAGATCTCACGACGAGTAGTTTCGTCAACTTGATCAATACCCCAACTACGGATATCTTCCATAGCTTCTGGAGAAACGTATAGGTCAGTTAGTAAACCACGGTTATTAGAAGCCGAGTTACCGCCACCGTTTCTACGCATAACTGTCTTCATAAGAGAAACTAATCTCTTTGTGAATAAACCAGCGGATGCGTCGCTATCATAAACAACAATATTACGATCAACAGCAGCAGCAAGAAGTGTGTGCCAGCCATCATCATTCATCTTCTTTACGAAAGAAGCCTCTAGTACTTCCATAGCACGACCAACTACGTCCCAACGAGCATCACGAGCATACTTTAGGAGATAGTCGATACTAGCGCCAATGTCATAGGTTGGAACCATGACGTAATCGCCTTCAACGTGCTTCTCTGGAATATAACCGTGGTTAGGAATAGTATAGGCAACGAAATCTTTTTCGGTGCCAGGAGCTAGAAAATCAAGAGGAAATTCTGGAGTAGCACCTTGCTGGAGCTGGATTGGCTCGAAGATATTATCTAGAATGTTACCACTTAAAACGCCTTGTCTTAGAGGAAGTTCTAGAGCCTTTGCAAATTCAGCATTAGCCGCAAGAGCCTCTTCTTTCTTAAGTGAACCAGAACGAACAAGAAGATCTGTTAATTCTGGTGTTGGTTGAAATACTTTAGTGTTACCTGACATGTTTTTCTCCCTTTATGTATTTAAAACTTAAGCAATGTTTACAGAGACTTTTGCGTAACCATCAGCGTCCTTGGAACTCAAGAACTGGCCGACCTTAACGGCATTTGTACTTGATGTGCCAATAAGACCACTTACTCCAACATAAGCGTCGTCACCAGCCGATGGTGTTGCGCCTGATACTATCATGTTGGTTGAAACCTGACCATTACGAAGTACAGTGACCTTGCCACCTAGTTGTACTTCATCTTTGTGCCAGTTGATGTGCTGTCTAGTTAGATCTAGATTCACAACGTCGTTGAGTAGTACCCCTACTGGCTTAGAGCCACTAACAGCAGCCTTATAGGCTACTACAGCGTTGGCGTCATCCATAGAAACACCTGAGCCAGCAGTAACAACGGATACAACACCGCCTCTTTCTGCTGTTGTGTTCATGAAGAACGAAACATCTGTTAAAAGTTCAATACGATCTGGTTTAAGAGCCATTGTTATTCTCCCTTATTAAGATTTTTGCCTAATCTATGACAAACAAATTCAACTAAAGCCGCCCTGGTTGTCTGAACATCAGCATCAGCGTCGCCAGCAACACCTAGATTGATGTCGTTTTCTACTTCAACGTTGTCTAAAGACTCGGTATCTGTATTATTACTTGAAGCTTTTGTTTTAGCGACACTTGCTTCTTCTTTCATATTTTCTTCTTCATCCTTAACTGCTTTTTTCTTCATAGCAGCAACAAGGATTTGAGCAAGGGCATCAAAAGCTTCATCTTCTAGATTTTCAAACTTTTCTACTGTTGCAGTAGCGGTATCTTGATCTAGACCATTATCGATTAGAGAAGCCATTCTTTTCATCTTCTTCTCTTTTTTCATCATTTCTTCTTCTTTGGTCTTATAGCCAGCAATAACTTCATTGGCAACTTCTAGTGCGGCTTTTAGATTTTTGTTCTCTTCGTCTTTACTATCTTCATCTTCTTTCATCTTCTTTGCAGCTTCGGCTGTATTAGCAGCTAGTGCATCATATGAACTTTGAAGAGTTGCAAGATCATTGTTCTTGTTGACAATTTCTGTCTCAAGAGCTTCAACCTTGGCTTGTAGTTCTGCAACTTCTTTATCTAGACTCATAGTATAATTCTCCACATTGAGGTTTGACTGATTATTAGATACACCCGATATTATTAAATTATTATTTTTTATTTCTGAATTTTGAATTTTTTCATCAGGAATAAGATTCTTATTAAAGATTATACTATCTGGATTGGCTGGCTTATTAACAAAACCCTTTCCAGAAAACGTAATATTTCTTAATACTCTACCAATCTTATAGTTTTGATGTTCGCCGTCGCCACCATAAGCTCGTAGATATTTTGTTAAATATGCTGTTGCTTCATTTCTTGGTAAAATATGATAACTTCCATTAGACTTGTCTATTAAACCATAATCAAAATTTTTGAAAAAACATTCCATACTAACGTATTTTTCGCCATTTTCGATTTCAGAAATCAACTGGTCGGCTCTGGCCTTAAGGTCAGGATTTGTAAAAATCTTATAAATAACAGAGCCTGTTAAAATATGAAATTTATTAGGAAGATTATTAGGATCAGTATTTTCATCTATAAGATTACCATCTTCTGTTATTGGCCAGTTTGATGTTATATGGCCAATTATAGTATTTTCATCGTGCTCTAGATTTGTTGGTTTATCTTCTGGAGTATTTCTTGCTGCCCAAATTTCTTTACTATCGAATATATCGTCGTTTTTATTCCAAGAAGAACTAACTAAAATAGATTGAACATAGTATAAATCACTATCGTCAATAGATGCTAAGCTTTTGATATTTTTGAGTTTTCTAGTAGATGAACATGGCTCTGCAAAAGAAGCATAAGAAATTGATGCAGATGAGGATAGAAGGTTTTCGATTCCATCTAATTTTTCTTGCTCATATATTTTCATATGTATTACCTTTGTGTAAATTTACTCAATAGTGTACACCAACGAATAAAAAGAGGCCTTAGCTTGTTTGAGTTCTTCTACAGACAATTCTTTGTTTAATTCATGTTTTAAATTATTTAGCCAATTTATATATGTTGCTATTATAGTATTATGATTTTTATTGTTGATATTTTCTAAAGCTTTTGATACATTTGAAGACTCTATCATTGAGAGTGGTTTGAAGCTAAATAATATTTTTGTTTTTATACTGTCTAACTCATCTGTTTCTTGCTTAGATAAACTTCTTAAGTTTTTCTTTTGATAAAAATCTAGCAGTATAGGGTTGATAATTTCGGAAATTTTATCTTGTGCTTCTGAAGCCCAAATCAATAAACTAGCGCCCGTTTGTGGTTTAAAGGTTTTACTTTTACGTTTTTGTGAATCTTTAGATAGTTTGGGCCTGCCATCGCCAGCTTCCTTGGGCAACGATTCTTGCGAATCGTTTGCCAACTTTGTTGGGCTTTGCATAGATTTCATTTCCAGTGCTGTTTTTTCTCCAGATTTTTTCTTAGATAGTTCAAGACCAACTTGGCTCGGAGTAACCATTCCACCCTGTAAAGCTATTTTCTTAAGAGAGTTTTCAAATTCGGGATCAAACCATGGGCCGGCTTTATTAACCATTCTGCTTGATTTTCTTTCTCTGGATTCTCTATTGAGTCTTGATTTTTCCATATCTGGGTCAATACCAAACTTGGTTTGTAATAGTTCATCTGATATTAAGTTTCTATCTGCTAACTGTACCAGCAAAGCTTTCTCTGAGTCTTCATTACTTAGATCCATTCTATCAAATTCTATTTTTGCTGGATATCTAAATCCCATTGCTTTTTGAACTAGAGCTATTTCTCTTTCCCAGAACTGAGTAAGCAAATCTCTTCCATATTGAAGTCTTTGCGTTAATGTCTTTAATGAAATAAAGTTATTGGTTGTTCCAGCAGCGCCGAAGGTTCCTGTGAGCGTAGGAGGAATACCTAGTCCAGCATAAACAGCATTCATATGTGGAACATATTTACTTTCGCCAAGAAATTGATGGACATTAGTATTGCTTTCAAGTAATTCAATATCTGGACCCCATACTAAATCCATAGTTCCACCACCAACATTATTCTCTAATATACTAGCAAGTTTTGCTGTTGCTGCTTTTGTCGGTGCTATCTTATGTTCTAAGCTTCCTAATTTAAAAATTCTTATATTAGAAATAGCTCCGTCTAAAGCCGCCATATCAGCGAGCTTAAGTTTTTCAATCACGGTAATATCATCCATAATTGCATATATCATAGGATATGCCCAAGCCTGCCAATCATCTTTTTTATAGTGAAAAACTACTGTCTTTTGAGGATCTAGTGGATATGCTTTTTTATTTTTTGCTGCTTCAATAATCTGAGGAGGTAATTGATTAACAATGTCTTTTTCTGCTTGTGTTTTAGGAGAGTTAATTAATTTTCTTAGATAGGCTGGTAAAACTAATTCATATTGTTTATCTTGAACAAAAGAAGATAAAGCACCGGCGGCTATCTCGACTACTACAGGATCTATGAAAGTGTATTTCCAAGGAATTTCTCTCTTTTCTACCTTGATAGTGTCTAGTTCATTTACTTGTAAATCAGGAGCTGCTATACTTTGATATAGCCTATCTGTTATTTTAATACTTAGTTTTGCCGTTTGTCTATTAATAACAATATTGCCTGTTTTGTATAGATTGTTTAAGAATCTTTCACTACGATCTTTGCCGTTTATTTTTTTGAACCAATGACGATAGAATTTTTCTATTCTTTTATTTGTGTGAACTAACTTAACTCCATGAACAGCAAAGTCTCCCATAAGATCAATAACGTTCTTTACTAAACCCACTCTTTGATAAATGTCTTCGGCTTTTTTAAGAATAGCTTTGGTTTGGGTCGGAACAGCTTCGTCTGGCCTAAAATAATCGTAGTCTGATCTGGTTAATCCTGGTTTGCCAGAAATATTTGGACGAAGAAGAGAAAAGTCTCTGGTCATATAACCAGCAGTACTTTTTTGAACAACTGTATATTCACCAAGAGACTCTGACGACTGACTTAGTGCTGCTCTTTTGCTATCTAAGTTATCGTCCCATGTTACATAGGCTTCTGTTTTTTCAGAATGAGTATCGGCAATAGTTTCACTTTTTGGATATCTCTTTTTGGCCATAATTATTTAATTCTATTGTAATGGTATTGTATTATAATTGACTTATACACCTTTTTTATAGATACCTTCATATATAGAATCATTTGCTTGTGAAGTAAACCATTCTGGCCCTTTGTACATTTGTCCTTCGTGTTGAACTAATTCTTTTACATTTCCTCCAACAACATCATAAGAGGGTGCTGTCAATGTTCTATGCATTTGTCTAGCTATCATATTTGCTATAATTAAAGCGCTATATCGATCTTTTCTTAATCTTCCCTTTTTACCATTTGGTAACTTTACTTCAGGAGTGTCCCATCGATCTCGTGCATTAGGGCCTGTGCTAGTTTGTGTCATTACAATAGTTGTAAGTTCATTTTTTAATTCTTCCAGTTCTAGTATACATTCGCTTAAGCTGTCATATACAGGATTAAGATCAGACGAAAGTATATCTTTGCCTTCTGCATCTAGAGCTAGACCCAAGCTTAAAGCATCAAATCTGGGAAATAAAAGAACTTTATCTTCAAAATCTTTTCTAAGTCCATGATTAGCTTGACTTGTCCAGTCTGCTTTAGCAAACTGAACTAGTTCTATAAGATGAGATCCTGACTGGCTATCAGTATCTTTTGGCTTGGCGTAGTCTATAATTGGCCATATCGGAATTTCTCCTTCTTCTAGCTTTGAAGGGTCATGTAGAGCCTCTTCTATAGCAACACCTCCACCTTGAGCATCCATTCCTATGCGTAAACAAGGAAATGTTTTCATAAGATTTCTAATTTTTCTAGCGCAAAATCCATAGAAATCATATTCTTTTACTAGTCCTGTTTTTTGTCTATCTTTAAAATTATTTCTATTTGTTGTCCAACAATATACAATTCTATTATGATCTGGTTTAACTTCTAAAATAATAATACTAAAATTATCTTGTTCACTAGCGGGATCTATTCCATAAACATATTGTGAATTTTGATTTCCTGTTGTTATTGGATCAAATATTATTGGTTTATTATTAATAGATACAATATTAGAATCACTAACGACACAAGCTTCAATCAAACTTCGCCTAAAAAATCCATTACTATCAGAAGTAAAGCATGCAGCATACTCCATATTATATATTCCAGTGTGAATAGTAGCTTTAGCTCGTGATACCTGTTTGTCGTCCATGAATCCTTTAGGAATAAGTTCATATGGAACTCTTATGATTGAATAATCTTTCCAATTAAAGTTATCTGGAATATCTCCCTTAAATAATTCTGATAGTTTTTGAGTATCTCCTTTGCTTTCTATTATTGCTTTATATCTTTTCCAATATGAAGAAAAGTGCTTAAACGCATAGTCTGCTGTTCCAGTTATTATAGCCTGGTTATTTTTTTTAATTTGAACACTTTCAAGCTCATCATTCCATAAACCGACATCTGTCATGGCTTTCTTTTTAGCTTCTTCTTTAACATTTTGTATAGGATTGGCAGAAACAGCCGCGAATCCGGAGACTACTGTTTCATAAATATCAGGAGAGATAGAAGCAAATTCGTCAGCAATAATAATATGAGCTCTTAAACCTCTGATCTTACTACCGTCGCCCATAGGAACAGCTATTGTCCAACTGTCTCCTAGTCGAATGGTGCATCTATCCACGTCTCGTCTTGGCCCATCATCATTGCCAGTAAATATGCTGCGAAGAATAGGACTGTTTCTCCAAATAGTTTCCATATATTCAAATACTAGCTTACTCTGTCTAAATGCTGCTCCAACAACAACTACTTTAGTCCCTGGATTCAGAATATTTTTAAGGGTACAATACAGACCCATCAAAAAGCTTTTACCGAAACCACGACTAGCAATAAACATTGGAAATGGTCGTGTCCAGAATTCTTGTAAAATTGCTATTTGAATAGGATGTAATTCGATATCAAAAAGAAGCTTGCAAGTAGTACCAAAATATAAAGGATTTCTTAATATTCGTAGTAAGTGTCTGTCTGGATTTTCTATATCTTCTTTGAGTCTATTGATCATGAGATTGCGATCAATATCAAGCATTGAAAGGTCACCAAGACCTAACCAAGCGTCTTCAAATATTTTCTTTTCTGGATTGTTCAATTTCGTATACCTTTTTCATAAGAGATGTTGCCATTTTTGTAGCATTAGATGGGCATCCGCAAAATAATATTTTTATATTATGATATAACTGTATTTCTAATATGTTCTTCAATATAAATCCTGGAGAAGTTTTTATTTTACTCCACATGTGTTTAGGAACATTAGAACCTATTGGATAGTTTAATATATCTTCTAAATCAAATTCAAAAATAAAGAATGCATATTTATAAGTTTTCATTCTTTCTATAACATCTTTAAATCTTTTTTCTGTAATATTATTGGCTATTTCGCTAACGCTCTTCTTTCTTTCTATGCACAATAAGTCTTCGTATCCTTCAATAGAATAGTCGCCAGTATCTAATTTGCGACATGCTATTGCACATCTTTCAAATTCCCATGGCTGTTGTTCTCGTGTATCTACGATTACTTTAAATTTGTTATAGTCTATCATGTTTTTTCTGAAAAATTATTTTTAAAAAGACACCTTCGTACATTTCTTCCATACCCTTAATGGTCTTATGATGATCCTTACATAATGTTATTCCATTATTAACATTAAATCGCAAACTAGGACAAGATGCCCATGTTTTAATATGATGAGCATTTAATCCTCTTTTTTTATTACATTTAGGCCATTGACACTGGTGCTTGTCTCTGGCATACACAGACTTTCTCCATTCCTTATATAGTGGATCATGAAAATTTCTGAATGTCATTATTTACCATATCCTTTATCAATGAAGAAAAAGTGATCTCTGGAACCCAACCAATGTTATTTTTAGCTTTATCTGAATTGCCCATTAGATATTCTACTTCTGCTGGTCTAAATAGTTCAGGGTCTATCTCGACATAATCCTTTGGATTTAAATTAACCATATTAAAAGCTATATTTAAAAATTCCTGTATAGAATTAGTATGGCCAGTAGAAATAACATAATCATCAGGAATACTTTGCTGCATCATCATCCACATGGCCCTAACATAATCTTTGGCGTGTCCCCAGTCTCTGTGAGCTGCTAAGTTACCAAGCTTAAGAGGGCCGGAATTTTTATTATTAATGACTTGACCAATATATTTTGTAATTTTTCTAGTAACAAAATTTTCACCACGCCGCGGACTTTCATGATTAAATAATATTCCACAACATCCGTATATGTTATATGAGCTTCGATATATTCTAACTAAATTATGTGAGGCTAATTTGGCTACTCCATATGGACTTTGTGGTTGAAAATTAGTATTTTCGTCTTGATATTTTATTCCAAATGGACTAACTGAATAATTGAATCCAAACATTTCGCTAGTACTAGCTTGGTAAAATTTAGTGCTTGGAGAATTGTTTTTAATAGCCTCTAATAGATTCACCACCCCAATAGTATCTATCTCTATGGTTGTTGATGGCTGCTTAAAGCTAGTGCCAACATGACTTTGTGCTGCTAGATTGTATAATTCATTTGGTTTATATTTTGATACCACAGAACAACATCCTGATGGATCTGTAAGATCAAATTCTTCCAGAGTCAGATTAGGATGGTTGAGCAGATGGTTGATCCTCTCAAAGTTGGAAGAACTACTTCTTCTATATAGTCCAATGACATTATAATTTTTCTCTAGTAAAAAATCTGCGAGATAACTTCCATCTTGGCCAGTTATTCCTGTTATAAGGGCGGTTTTACTCATTGATAACACTCTCCGGAGTTAAAAAGGGTTTGTCAACTATGCCATCAGCATAATTGTGATAAGTTTCCATTGCTGTTCTAGCTTTGTCTGTTGCTAGTCTTAAAATTTCCATTTCTTTTCCTTCTTTTTCTCTAATATCTTCTTCTTCTAGCATTCTGATCAGACCAGCCCAGCTACTTTTGCCATCTTCTATTCTTTTGATTCGTTGTTCGCGGGTGGCCTTAAGGTCTTTACTAATTTTTTGTTGTTCGTTTAATAGTTTAGTATATTCATTGGTATAATTAGCTATACTGTTACGCGCAAAACTTAATTGGGTCTCGTTGCTTGCAAGCTTAGGTATGTCTCTTTGATCTTCGGGCTTTTCATATTCTTTATCAACTTCTTTTTGAAGCTTTTCTGTCATTGCAATATGGCGCTTTCGTTCTTTCATACTTCGATTAATAAGAATATCTATGGTAATAAATTGTTTGATTTGAAGTTCTTCAGCAGGTAAAACATCTTCTCTAAATTGTTTGACTAAACTAACCCAGGTGTCTTCAAAATATTTAAGCTCACCACTATCTTCATCAAACTGGCGTGTAATTTCTGGCCAGAATGTTTTACTATGGAGTTTTCGTTTTAATAAATCTTGTTCATCTTTTTCTTCTGATGAGAATAGGCGATTTTCCTCAATATATCTATTTATTGGAGCTTCGCTACGATTAAGATGCTCTGATATATCGTTTATTGATAAGCTCTTAACGTTGTCTCTAATGAATTTTTCTTCATCAAGACTTAATTGTCCTCGTTTTCGGGGAGGTTTGTTTGATAGCATGATTTATCTTTCATGAGTGATGATATATAGTCTTTTAATTTGTCTAAAGATGGTTTGTTTATTTTACATCCATTTTTAAGCTTTAAATATGTTTCTCTGTGTTCTGAATTGATAATATTGGTATCTAAAAAATCTATAATTTCTTTGTTTTGCAATAATTGTGCAGGATCGATGGTTGTTAGATGATGGTCAATACTTGATGAACTATTAGAATGAATACTCTGGGGCTTCATAATGTTTTTCTTGGTTTCATTTCTGTTTGACCAAGACGCATATAGATCACAGTCATCTTTGTTTAAGTATTTAGAACATTGATTATTGGATTGTTTATATAGTTTGTCATATAGTGGACAAGTGTGACACGGCTTATCGGGCCTTTGATAATTATTTCGTTTGTAATTAAATAGTCGATTTCTAACATGGGTCCATAAGAAATTTTCAAGGGGCCTGCTGTGGTCGTATTTCTTTAGTCCTTCCATTGCAAAAATAGCAGCCTGTTGCTTCATATCGTCAATATCATGATATCCAAATTTAAATTTGTATATTAGTCTTTTGCTAATTTTATCAAGTACTATTAAAAATTCTTCTTCACTAATTCCATTCAATGAAGCGTCTTTAGCAGTCTTTTTTGTTTTCTTCAGTTGTATCTTCTTTTTCTTTTTCATTATTTAATAAGTTTGCTATACTTTGTCCTTCTGGCATAGATAGATCTTGTGAAACATCACTAACTGATCCAACTGCTTTTGTTGATAATACAGAATCAACGGCCTTGGGTTTTTCTGACAAATTCATAATTAACCTCTTGCTTAATAATGGTCAACATTCTATAATAAGCTGTTATACACTTTAGGCAACATTTCCGGAGAATAAATAAGATGAAAAATTATAAAAAGTGGTCATTAGACGAGCTTGAATTCATCAAGAACAATCAAAATCTACTAAATGACGAAACACTAGCATCCAAGCTGAGTGAAATGACGGGGCAAAATGTTACCCGAAGCATGATTCGTCGTCAAAGACGCAAGCTTTTAATTAAGAAGAACAGAGGTCGTCCACGAAAGATTAAGCCAATTGTGCAGAATGAAGGTGGTATTGTATGAAAAAGGTTATATTATCATTAGTTTTCATGTTGATTTGGTCATCGTCAGCATATGCTGATGGATGGGTTTTTAATGGACAGTGTTGGGTTTGGGTGGTTTCTCCGCCTCCTGTGGTAATTTATATTCCACAAAATGTAACAAACTATGTTCTGGTTCCGTCAACAACAACAGTGATGGTGCCTTATGTGGTGGGAAATCGGCCAATACTAAATTATGATGATCGATTTTTTTATCAACAAACTCCTAGGATCAACGCACACTTTGGATGCTTTAATAATCCAAGAATAAATTACTAAACTGGCCAATTCTTATAGTGGTCGCTTACTATTTTTGGACCACCCGGTGTTTTTCTGAAAATTTCGCATAAACCTGTATAAAACAAAAAAACCCCCTTCCACCCCCGCGAACTCGACGTAAGTTCTTGTGCGACAAGGGTTTACGTTCAGTTTTACTCGAATTGCAAAATTTTTTGGTATGATTTTTGCCCTAGCAAACTCTGTGCCAAACCTGAGGAAAAATATGGAAAGTTTTGTCAAAATCTCTTGACATAAAAATGTGGATTTTTTGCTTGTGTTCTAAAGATAGGCCTGTATAATGTCGATATAAGAGTTAAGAGAGAAAAAGAAAGAGAGAAAAAGATGTTTGCTAACATGATCGTACTGAATACCGTTTCTGAACTGACTGAACTGCTCAATAGCGGTTCGCTTGATACTCTGGTGAACAGGGTTGCGTTTGCTGGCGATCTGCTGGCAAGAGTGAACAGGCATAATCAGATTTGCATCGATGAGGAAATCGGATTCGCTGACGATGGTGGATGGATCGAGGTTGACGAAATGGGCTATGTTGTGGATGAGGCTTATCTCCCGTGAACACCTGTATAGTATTGACAACCTAAAAATATCTGCTAGAATACACACATAAGAAAGAGAGAAAAGAAATGACCATCCAAGTTCAAAATACGATTCGCCGCCTTGTTGCTCGCCACGGTTATTCGGCTACGTTTGTTCAGCATATGGGCGAGGGTATTAGCCTATACAGTATCGGTGGAATCATGTATCGTATCCGTGGTGATGGCACGATTCTCTAGTATTGACTTCTAAAGATTTCCCTGTATAATTCCGATATAGAAAGAGGAGAAGAAAATGAGTTGCCCCGATACGCTGCATGATTACGAAGATTGGTTCGATGATGCTCCTGAGGCTATCGACCTTGACGAGCCAGAATGTGAGTATGAAGATTGGTTTGACGATTTTCAAGGTGAGGAGGAATTCGCATGACTCAGGAAATTCGTGATTTGGCAAATACTCTGGGGCTTGTGGTGGCAAGCGTTTGGAACGGTTATTCAAGAAAGTGGATTGTGAGTGAACGAGACGGATACAATCCTATATTCACCACAACCGACTACGATACGCTTGTTGAGGGGTTAAAGAGCGGCGGAAGGTTTCGCCCCCTATAGTGGGGGATGATGTACATTTGTATACCTTATCACAAAATTGAACGTAAACCCTTGTGGGATAAGGACTTACGACGAATTTTCGGCCAAAAATTTGACGTAAGTGCTTGTGGCATAACGACTTACGCTCAATCCTAACGCAAACAGTGTGCCGTTCAACTTTGGCACGGCTTTTGCTCTAGCAACCGGTATGCCAAACTAACAAAAAACGCCACAAAGTTTTGTCAAAATCTCTTGACAGAAAAATCTTCAGATTTCTCTTGCAATCTAAAGAATCCATGGTATAATGTCGATATAAGAAGTAAGAGAGAAAGAGAGAGTTGAGAAGATGGAAAAGTGTGTGAGTGTGAATGATTTTATCCGTAGCCTTCCCCGTATTGTGGAAAAGAAAGTGTGGAAGGTTATCGATGAGAATGGCAAGGTAGTGCAGGGTGTGGGTTCTACCGATAACCGCAAGACTACTGCACAAGCGTATATTGACGCTAAGTATCCTGGTCGTGAAATGAAGTTGGTATTCTCTCATTTCAAGGGTATGATGACCCTCCCCCGATAAGGGGGTTGCGGCGGCGGAAAAGTTTGGTATAATACTGGAAAGAGAAAGAGAGAAAGTGATGAATCGTAAGACTCTGGAAAAGATGCTGGCTGTTAGGGGTTATGCTCTGCGTGAAACGTCTGATAGAGAGGCTAGGTGGATGGTGGTTTCTACCTTGACCCATTTTCACTGGAGTTTCAAGACTTTGTCCGGTGTCCAAAAGTTTGCCTCTAACGAAAAGGATATGAGAGCATACGCCGATAAGGTTTTGGCACTGAACCCCTAAAAGGGGGGTTGCGGAATCAAAAAAGTTTGGTATAATTCAACTAAAGAAAGAGAGAACCATGAAAACCAAGTTTGCTATCATCGAAAACGCCAAGCGTCAAGCCCGTATGAGTTTCCTCGGAATTGCTATTCCCTGCCAGCGTAAACTTGCAGACGGAGAGTATGGGCCGATTTGCTCTGAGAAGGTTTTGAAGTTCAATCGGACTGCTTTGCGGAATGTTGGCAAGAAAGCCAAGGAAAAGGCCGATCCCCGCTATCGTGGGGGTGATGATCTTATGATTGTGAAGGTTGGCAAGCCCGGCTCCCCCGAAAGGGTGGCTGCTCTGATCGAGCAGTATGCCGCTATCGCCGCCTATGGTGAGGAAGTCTCCCCCTTTTCGGAGGGGTGACATCCGTACACTGTCTCGGCTAATCCTGCGGATTTGGGCTGGTTGGGTCTAGTCAGCCAAATATTCGACGCAAGTACTTGTCGCCAAAGGACTTACGACGAAATTTCGGCCGCAAATTTAACGTAAGTGCTTATCCCACAACAACTTAGAACAATATCTAACGCAAAACTCATGCCATACTTGTGTCAAAATTTCTTGACATAAAAATCATAGGATTTTTCTTGCAGTGCTCAAGATAGTGTGGTAGAATGTCGATATAAGAGTAAGAGAGCAACAAAGAAAGAGAGAGTTGATATGATGAATGTTGGTGATTTTGTGACTGTTTCCTATGATAATGGGAATATTTATTCTGGAGAAGTTATCGGTTTGAAATCTATGCTTCCTGGAGATGGTCACGAGACTGAGCGTGTCCTATTTACGCTGAGGGTTGATAATCAGTATCGATCACTGTACGTTCACAAGTGTGTATCGTTAGAGATTGCGGTTCCGGCTTGACAGATTAAAGTTAGCCTGTAAAATTGTCGATATAAGAGATAGAAAAGGGAATGAAAATGACTAATGCAGAATATGAAACTTGGAAGAATCAATACGATAAGGAAATCGAAAATACTAAGCCTGTGGAGTTGTGCCGTACCACACAAAAGCGTAAGGTTCGTCGTGGTTCAGCAGGACGCAACTATTATGGCGAACTTCGCCGTTTTAGGGGTTATCGTGGCCCGTTGACAAATTAAAGTCTATGTTGTAGAATGTCGATATAAGAGAAAGAGAGCAAAAATGAATCCTTCCACTACCAACGTTACGATTCACGCAACTACCATTCAGGGTATTTTTGTGACTGTAAAAAGTTTCGATGTAATCATTGAGAACGGAAAGCCGGTGATTATGTTTTTTACGGTTGACGAAAACGGCCAGCATGGTATCTTTAATCATAACCAACTGAAAAACTACATTGAGCGTTAAAATGAAAACGAAGAAAAAGAGCAAGCAACAGAAAGTAATGGAAACGGAAGTTAATCGGGCACTGGCTCGGGTGAAGTTGCTGGAAAAGTTGTATCTCAAGAGTAAAGGAAAGTAAATGACTCACACTGAAGCCGTTAGCATGGTTCGTGGTAAGCGTAACGCTAACCGTCGTAAGGTTGGCAATAATACCTATGCCGAAATTCTGTCGGATGGTAGCGTTGGTATCATGCTGCACAGTACCTATGTTGTGAAGATTCACGAAAACAATCTTTATACTCTGAATACTGGCGGATGGTATACGCCTACCACTAAGGATAGGATTAACCAGTTTTGTCCTGCTAGAGTTTCTCAGCGTAAGGGACAATGGTATGTTTCTCGTAAGTGTGCTGATGGTTGCCGAAATGAATTTCCCTTTGTCGATGGAATGGTGGTGCAGGGATGAACTTAATTAATTGTGGCCTTTTCGTTATCGTAACTATGGTTGTAATGGTTTGCTTTGCGGAAATCTTTCTCATGTTGTGGGACGGGATTGACCGATATATGACTAGGCGAGCAGATTACAAGATGATGAGCCAGTATGTGGAAAACCCTGTGGTTATGATTAATGAAAAGGGTGAAGAATACTGGGTGGGTTACTCTAAATAAAAGAAAGGATTCCAGGGATGGTATTAACAATTGACGGATTTAGTTTTAGCCTTGGTTGTATTGCTACTATTTGTGCTGTTTATTTTGTAAGTGATCTGGTTTTTACTAGGGAGAGTGAAAATGAACGCGACGAATTCTGAGAGAGTTTTTCTTTTGGCATCATTTTTGCTGGGGTGTGCATTGACTATTTTGATGTTGTGACCTAAACCCTTGCAACTAAAGGACTTAGGGCGAGGGAGCGGCGCCCCGCGAATCGTAAGTGCTTATGCCACAAGTACTTAGAGATAATGCTGACGCAAAAGCTGTGCCGCAAAAATATTTCTGGTTTGGCACAGAATTATATTTTGAATTTCTCAAAGAATCCTCTTGCGTTGGCCGATAATTAGTGTAGACTAAGAGCATCACAACGGAGAACAGTATCATGTTGAACGATTTCGATGATGTGAACCGTCTGCTGTCTGAGATGCGTGACGAGGGATTGGTCGAGCCGATTGACGATTCCACCCTCAATGTCGATTTTTGGGATTGGGCCGATGTGGTCGGAATTGTGGATGAGTTTGAACCGCAAGAGATGGTTGACGAGAGCGGCGAAGTGTGGTATGTTTCTTGAGAGGAGATAGTCGATGAGTCACCCAGACCCCTTGTTCGATCCCGATAACTCTTATGAGGATGATGACATGGAATACCATGACGATAGCACAGATATCAATTATGACGATCACAACGATTTCCACGCCGATGAAAATTGGTGGGCGGATAGGGCAGAGGACGATGCCGACGAATATGATGACAATATGGATGGAGATCACGATTCATCAATGGATTCTATTGGTTGGGGAGACGATGATAGTCTGGCATATGGTGGTGTCGGTTACGAGGATTGGTGATATTTATGGAAACTGAAAATATCAAAAATTGGATTTCTAACTTTTTCACTAAGGATAATAAGATGACGAAGATTGTTGTGACGCATACGGATACTTTTGGTGGCGAGCCTAATTTTGGTTGGGTGAAGCGTTACGAGTTTCCGATTAATAGTGGGGCTTCTCAGCGTAATATTGTGCGTCGGGCTAAGTTTCTCGCCGGTATGACTGGTGTTAAGGCTGACACTTATGATTATGGTGACGGCTATACCGTTAAGCCTCGCGGATATCACCAAGTCATTTTTGTTGATTTTGAGTGACAATCAACTCGCCGGTGAACCTTGCGGAAATGAAAGAGTATTGGCTCGAAAATTTTTCTCAAGTGGGTACTTGACACTTGTCGATAATAGTGTAGAATTGGTGGTATAAGGGTTTGATTTCTAACTGAAAGGGTTTTATGAACGACGTAGTTTTGATTGGTGGTATTTTTGCGGCTGTGGTGTGTGGTCTTCTGGCCTTTAGCCTTTTCCATATCTATCGTGGTGTTCACGGTAGTCTGGCGAATGCTCAGGTTGGTGAGGTTTATAATTTTGAATATCTGCAACCGCATCATGGTGATCCGGTTAGGATTCTTGCTAGGGTGATTGAGCCGGTTTATACTTTGGATAAGTCTTCTATCGAGAGACTGAATCGACGCAGTGGTTATCGTAAGAACGATTCGCAGTTCAAGAGGACTAATCATCTTGTAACATGTGAGACTCCTGATGGTTCTATCCGACAGTTTTATGCTGAACGTGCTCGTAACATTCGCAGGCCATTGCTTGCAGGGCTGCTCTTCCGTACAGGTACTGCACATCTGTTCGCGTGAACAATAGTTCAGTTCGGCTAAACCCGGCTCTAAGTTGTTGCCCCACAACGACTTAGGGTTTGGGGGCGCCGCCGGATTCGCCGTAAGTGCTTATACCACAACGCTTTACGTTTAAAAAGATTTTTTCAAGACTGTCCTTGACTCTATCCGATAATACTGTAGACTAAGAGTATGAATACTAACTACTGCTACTCCGGATATTCGTGGCGTGTTTTTCAGCATAACCGATTTGTGGGTTATGTAGTGGCTATGAGCGAACTGGACGCTCTGCGTAAGGCCAAAGAAAAGTTTGGATCGTATCTCTGGGTAGAGCGGATTGTTGACTGTTCCACGTAATCCTTCGGATTTGGCTGGTTTGGCTGTAGTCAGTCAGAAATCGGTGGTCTTGACAAGTCGTACTCTATAAGATAAAATCTTAGCAAAGGAGAGAGATATGCCTAACTGGTGTTTGAATAATTTGACCATTGAGCATGAAGATCGGTCTAAGGTTATGGAGTTTGTCCACGCCTATAAAGAGGGTAAGGTTTGTGACCATTATCTTCCTGTACCAAAGGATGAAAAGGGCGAACTTATTACTGATGAATCTAGTTCTAATTATTGGTATACATGGTGCATAAATAACTGGGGAACAAAGTGGGATATTGGTAGTGATAATAATGAGGTTCATGGGCTGAATCCTACAGTGGTTGGTAATCAGGCTACTATGAGTTTTGATAGTGCATGGAATCCTCCTATTAGGCTGTATGAGAAACTGCACGAACTTGGATTTAGTGTTGAGGCTACCTATTTTGAGCCGGGTATGGGATACTGTGGACTATTCCGAGACGGAGAAGATAATTATACTGAGTATAATAGCAAAGATATGATTCCTAAGCGTATTTGGGATGACTATAATCTTGATGAGTTTTTTAGTGATGATGAAGAAAAAGTAGAAGCATAAGTGCGGCCCGCTCTAAGTTCTTTGCCCAAGGGGACTTAGGGTGGGTTTGCCCCGCCAAAATTGTCCTAACTCCTTATGCCGCAATCACTTGCATCAAAAAATATTTTTTCAAGAAACCCTCTTGACAGTGCCGATAATAGATAGTAGAATGGTAGAACAGGAGAAAAATATGATTGGCTTTACTAGATATTGTTTGACTGATAATGTGCGTAGGGTTGTGGAAGGTGATAATCTGACTTTTTCTGGATATACGTCTAGCGATAGGCCGTTTATTATTACGGTAAAGTTGAGTGATGCTAATGAATGGCTGAATGGTGGACTGATCCAGAGTTGCTTTCCGTATCTGGATTCTGAACAGCGTGAGATTCTGATGACGGGTAATGATAATGAGGCTTGGGCAAGTATGTTTGGGGAGGGTGAGTAATGAGCGATCCATATTGGACATTTCCGCAGTTTCCTGAGAATGATAGTTGGGAAGTTCGATATTTGTGTTGGCGAGCATGTGGTGAAACTAGAGAACAAAGCACAAGACTATCTAATGAAGGCTATATGCCTGCTAGTTGGTGGATGCTTTATAGAAATGATGGGAAGTAGAAATGACTGTTAACGAACTTATTGAGCAGTTGAAGAGTTATCCTGGCGATATGAGGGTATTGACTCTTGGGTATGAGGGTGGGTTTAATGAACTTAGCCTGAGAACTGAGGATATTGTATTCAATGTGAACGATGAAGATAAATGGTATTATGGCCCTCATGAGTGTGTTAAGTATACTAATAGTGATATTAGTATGAAATGTGTGATTGTAGGGAGGGAAAGATGATCTATCTTAATCTTAATGATATTGAGCGGTTGGCCGAAATTGTGGCCGAACTGGTTAAGTTGGATATGACTGTGGTTGCTGAGTTGAAGGGAACTAAGTGGAGTATTGAGGTGACTAAATGAGCAATGAAATAAACTATGGTGATTGGTGTGATGATTGGGCTTGGTATTGTGATCCATTTAAGTATGAACGAGTAGCATCATATTGTTGTTGTCCTGAAGAAACAGAAGCTGTTCTCAAGGGCGAAGTTTGGGACGGTAAAACTAAGTATATGATTAATAGATCGGAAGGTTGAGTATGGAATGGATTAGTTTTTTCGGCCCACGGCGTCCTATTAATGGACAGAAGGTATACTACTTTGGGCCAGATGTTGGCGTGTGGCAGGGAAGGTATGAGATTCATAGGGATGATCCTGTTAGTGAACATATTTTAATTTGTGAAGAAAGTCCCGGTATTGTTGATAGGATGGACGCTCCATACTGGCAACCGTATGAAGGGCAACCTAAACCAGAACGACCAGTAACCGACTATCCAAAGGATTATCCGTCTTATGAATAAAAATCAGGCTATGATTCATATTATCAACTTTCTCAACTCTCGTATGAGTGCAATGAGTAAGAGTAATGTGGATAAGGTAAAAGAGTTGATTGGACTACATGAAATTTCAGCAAGTGAACTTGTGAATAAATATGTGGAGTTAGTTCGTGAAAACTCTTAGTGACATTTGCGACTGTGGTAACTGTAGAGAAACGCTTTATACTGTGGATAAGTATGGGATCGTATGGAGTTTGTGCGGCGATTGTGGCTGGTGGTACATAAGTTACCGCTACATAAGCACTTAGGACGAATCCGCGGGGCAATTGTTGACCTAACTCCTTATACCACAATACTTTACGTTCAAAAAAATATTTTTCAAGAAATCTCTTGACTAGGCCGATAATAGAGATATACTTAGGAGGCAAGGCTTGGGGATAGCCACAATGATATCAAAAGAGGCTATCTGAAATGTTGGTCGAGTATGGCGGAAGCCAGCCTTGTTTCTCCTAATCCTTCGGATTTGGGCTGGATGGGTATAGTCAGCGAAAGTCTGGTGGTCTTGACAAGAGTTGGTCGATAAGGTATAGTAGTAGCATGAAACAAAACAAACTACATGGCGAAGTTCGATTTCACCTGAGTAATGGCCAGCATTATATGCACTGGCAAATAAAGGTTAAGCAGGGTGGAGAAACTGTTGACGTATACTACGTTGACCCCAAAAAATATCAATTGGAAATGAGGGGTTGTAAGTTGTGGAATAGGCCGAATAAGGCAAAACAAGTATTTGAAGCCGGTGTGCATGATGTGAGTGGGTGGGTAAGGTGTGAGGAGGTAATGCTTAGGAAAGATTTTTATCCTGCACTACCTATTGACAATCTTGAGAAGTTGTATTATAATCCACTTCGTGACCCACACTGGCGACGAGAAAGTGACAATAACGAATTCATTTGGGATAACTATGAGTTTGATACTCTCATTACTGATGGTAAACAGGTATATGTCCTAGAAGAACGAAACGGAAATTTTGACGGTATTTACGAGATCGAACCTAAATATACAGAAAGTTTTGGAATATATGATTAAGTTGGAACTGACGGTGCGTGAGGCTCTGAATCTGGCTACCAGTTGGGCGTATAACAACGATGTGGAACTGTACCACAAGATCGTGAACGCCTTTGAGATGAAATTGGGCGTGAACCAGAACCGTGTGGTTACTATCACGGGTGGAATGAGTACCGATAACCGTATCGCTTGTATTAAGGCTGTGAGGCTTTGGACGGGTTGGGGCTTGAAGGAATCGAAAGATTGGACGGATGGTATGGTGGGACGATACGATGAGAGCGGATTCTGGCGTAATGGTGGTAATAGGATTTCTATTACTCTTAAGACTCCCGATGCGGCTGAAAATCTGCTGCGTGATCTGGTCGCTTTGGGTTGTGAGGGTTTTCTCTCATAGCCTAAACCCTTGTCCCTAAAGCACTTAGGGCGAGGGCGCGGGGCAAAATTTGACGTAAGTGCTTATGCCACAATGACTTAGAATCAATTTTGGAAATCTCAAAAAAAGATTCACGAGACACCTTGACAATGACGATACTATACTGTAGAATGATAGAACACGACGCAAGACGCTGCCACGATGCCAACAGCATAAACCTTCATGGCACTCTTGACAAGTGGGTATCAGTAACGTATACTGGTACTGTAACGATTGGAATGTAACCTTTTGGAGATTGTAACCATGAAGAAGTTTAGTTTTGTTGTTGATGTTGTGGCTGACGAACTTGATCGTGACGGTGTTGTGGATTCGATTCGTTCTTGTCTGACCGATGCTCTGCCGGGTGACGTTCATGCGAATGTCAAGGCTGGAGAAGTCAAGGCTTTTAGCGAGCAGGGCTATAAGGTTTGGCGGGCTCGCGTGACGGGTGTTACTGCCGAGCAGGCCGGTGATGCTCACAATGCAAAGGTGGAAGTGGAAGCGACTGCCTGACTTAACTAAACTGGACTATGCCAGTATAAATAGATTTTAGGCATAGTGCGGCGGGATAATTCCCGCGTAATGAGGCCCCGTAGTTCAATGGATAGAATAAGTGACTTCTAATCTCTAGATGTAGGTTCGATTCCTGCCGGGGCTATTTTTAGGGAGCGTAGATCAATTGGTTAGATCGCCAGCCTGTCACGCTGGAGGTTGCGGGTTCAAGTCCCGTCGCTCTCGTTAAACGTAAAGTGTTGTCACTCAACAACTTAGGACGAATTTGCGGGGCCATTTTTGACGTAAGTGCTTACCCCACAACGACTTGCATCAAAAAATAATTTTTCAAGAAAACGGATTGACAGTGCCGATATTTTAGTGTAGAATCGAGAGACACGCTAGGAGAAGCATGATGAAAACGGCAGACGGTAACGATAAGTTGGGTAAGGGTTGTATTGTAGTTTCGCGTCCCGTGGGTGATACTTGCCCTAGTGACTGCGATTATCTTAACAACGGATGCTATGCTGAGGCTACAGAGAATCAGTATAAAAATGCCCGTGTCGCAGGGTTCGCTAATGTTATCACGGAGAAAAACAAAGTCCGTGCTATGATTCTGGAAGCCAAGCGTCGTGAGAAGTCTATTCGCTGGCATGAACGTGGTGACTGGTTTCTCAACGGTGAACTTGACACCGACTATGTTGCTAATGTAACGTGGGCGTGTGAGAGTATTCTGGCCGATGGAAACACTCTGCCCGATATGTGGTTTTATACTCATATCTATGATAGTCGGCTTGTATCACTGGAAAAGTATATGAATGTATATGCCAGTGTGCATGATGATAACGATATGAAAGATGCCGCTGCACAAGGCTTCAAACTGTTCGCATGGTGTGATAGTGATATGAAAATTGCACCCAAGCGTCCTAAGAGCAAGGCAAAAGCCGAGGCTTGGCGTAAAGCATTGCCCAAACTGGTCGTGCTGAACGATGCAAAGTTTGTGGTTTGCCCCGAGATTCGTCGTGGTCGATCTGTTATCACTTGCACCGGCACGAAAGATAGTATCAGTTGTGATCTCTGCGTAAGAGGATTAGCCAACGTATTATTTCCTTCCCATTGAGATTTTGGTGTATATACTAGTGGGCTTTAACTCACTAGGAGATATACACTATGAAACATACTAATATAAGTCAATATATAAGAGCAAATAAGGATGAATTTAAACAACATATTTTAAATAGAAAAACAGAAAAAGAATTATCTGAAATATATGGTTGTTCTAATGCAACAATCATAGCAATGAAAAAAGAGTTAAAGTTACAATCAGGAGATTTATTTAAAGAAAATAGATTTAACCATAAATCTGACATAACACACTGTAAAAGTTGTGATCAAAAAAGCAAAAAAAATACTTGTTCTAAGTGCGTACAAAAAAGATCAAATATAGCTAAAAAAGAACTATTAGTTGAAAAGGCTGGTGGAAAATGCATTAAGTGTGGATATAAAGAATGTATAGCCGCCTTGGACTTTCATCATATTGACCCTAAAACTAAAGAAATAAATCTTAATACAAATTTAAATATAGACATTAAATTAAAAGAAATAAAAAAATGTGTTTTGCTATGCTGTCGATGTCATAGAGAACTGCACTGGCAAGAGACTATTGACTTTGTTCAAGCAAACAGATACGCTATAGACAAGACGAAAGAAAGATTGTTTCCTGCTCACTAAAAGGTATTAAAATGGCTAAGTATTATATTAAGTGTGGAAGTTTGGAACTAATCTACTCTTGCAATAAAAAGCCTATGGCAGCGGCTGCTGATGCACTGTGGGAAACAAATGAGTATGATACTCTAGATGAATACTTTTATGTAGATGAGCGTGGATTTAAAACCTATGCTAATGCTTTGCCGGATACCAAAGTTTATCCTATTGACAAAGTTATGAAAAAGGGCGGATGGACTATGGAAAAGAAAAACGACGACAATTGTGAAGGAAAGTGAACTAACCGCAAACCCTTGGTGCGTAAGCACTTAGGGCTAGCGGGGCCGCCCCGGCTGATCCTAAGTCCTTTAGCAGCAACAACTTAGAGAAAAAAGATTTTTTCAAGTTTCTGCTACGGATGGTCGATAATATAGATATGGAACGAGAGAAGGTCTTGACAAAAGGTGGAAACATGATACAATGGGTGACTGTGCTGATTACATTGATTGGTTTGGCCTATAATGGTGTAAAGGATTATCAGAAGGGGGAGATAAAAATTCCCCAAATGCCACAAAAGCAAGTATTGACAAAACCAGTTTATCCGGTACAATACTGTGTAATGGCTTATGATCCTAATTTAGATAGAGTTTTTTACTTACATGAAAACGGACAATGGTATGATTACGCTCCACAACAACGACGATATGAGTCCTCGCCGCAAGTACGGCAACAAAATCAAGTTGAAGGTTCGCAAGCCTTGGGAAACTCCTACGGGTCACAAGGAACATCGGGATACCGTTATGGACAATCGACCCAAGCGTCAGCGTACACGATGCGACGTTGACAGAAGTTGGCGAAAAGAGTATGATATGTAGATTGCCGGTATAACTCAGTTAGCAGAGTGTCAAATTTGTAATTTGAATGTCGTGGGTGCAAATCCTACTACCGGCTTTATAAGTCAAAAGAAAAAACGTATGTAAAGGAAGATGATCCGGAGTGGTGAAACTGGTATCACAAACGGCTTTGGTCCGTTTATTCATGGATCGTACCCATGCTCCGGAATTAGATGCCCTGTAGCACAACGGTTGTGCAAGATGCTGTTAACATCGAGGTTGTAGGTTCGAATCCTACCGGGGCAGTTAGGAAGAATGGCAGAGCGGTCTAATGCATCTGATTACTAATCAGAAGAAGTGTAAAAACTTCCGTGGGTTCGAATCCTACTTCTTCCGTCGGAGGCTGACGTTGAGTTGCGAGTGTGGCCCCATAGTATAATGGCTAGTATATCGGGCTTTCATCCCGAAGATCGGAGTTCGATCCTCCGTGGGGCTACTAAAGTTTTGGGTCTTGACAGGTCGATATTGGTATGGTAGACTGTTGGAACAAGAAAGGAAAGTGATGATGAAGAACCTTCGCATCTATGATATTCTGACCGAGGATGGTAAATCTCTGGCCGACATTCACCTATCCATACAAGAGGATTTTGATTGGTCAGACGTATTCGACAAACTGTATGATTTTACTACAGAAAATGTTCAGAGTTATTCTTATGAGGAAATTAAGTGAATAATTTTGAGATTGGTGATGTGGTTTGGTATGAGACTGGTTTTCATACTGCTAGTCGTGCTAGGATTGTTGGTATTGGTGGTAAGGGTGTGACGAAAACCTATATTGTCCATTTTATTGATCATTCTTCCGATCAAGATGATGGTAGCGGATACAATAGAAGCCATTATTGTAATGGTGGTATTCCTGTATCATGGCGAAAATGTAAGGCTATTGACTATATAGGGAACGAGAAGTAGAATACAGCCATGGGCCTCTAGCACAATCGGCTAGTGCAAGAAACTTTTAATTTCTAGGTTGTGGGTTCGAGTCCCACGGGGCCCACTTGACAGTTGATTTGTTTGGTGTATGATGGTGATAACGAAGGAGCAAGAGATGAGATACGAAGATAACGAATCCTATAACTATGACTATGATGAGTTGGTTGAAAATGCCGACGAATTGTATACACAGGACGATGAGCCTTGGATGGATGAATATGAGGATACTGATGATCTTCGTGAATATGATAGTTATTACCATAACGTAGCCGAAGAAATTGCTGACGATTGATTCTCTTCTGAATGGACGCAACTTGGTGGGACAAGTATCTAAAAAAAGCACAAACGCTTTCTTCCTTTCTCTAGTACGTTCAAATCGTACCGTCCGTTTTTACCATGAATATTCTGGAATCTGAAGTGGATGACTATCGTAAAACTTCTGATGGTAAAATTATCCAAGGTGCTAGCCACACTTGTCGTGTTCTGAATCACAAAGAACGCAATAAGATCATTATCAAGGCAGTGTGCAACCTTCGGAAAATTAGTGATAATTTCGATAGTATTGTTTGTTGCGGCGTAAGTGGCCTCATGGTGGTTCCGCAAGTTGCTGAACTGCTGAATAAGAATATCATCATTATTCGTAAGAAGAACGAGAATTGTTATTCAGAATTTTCCATTGAGGGAGTATCACCCTTTAGGTATATTATCCTTGACGATCTTATTTGTAGTGGCAATACTGTGCGGTATATACAACGGAGTATCAGCAGCGAATTCCCAAGGGCTAAGTGTTTAGGGTTATATTGCTATATTCCCGACGAGTGTGCGTATACTTCCGAAACTTCTAAATTGTTTGAGCGTGACTTCCACATGCCTCTCCTAAATCCTTGCCCGACAAGGACTTAGGACGAGTTCGCGGGGCCGGGCTGGTCGTAAGTGCTTATCTCCCAACCACTTGCGACACGAAATTTTTTCTCAAAGTTTCCGCTTGACAGTGCCGATAACATACTGTAGAATGAGTGGAGTAGAACGAAGAACGATAACACGAAAGGGATGATTATGCCTGCTGCTGTTGAAAAGATGATGTTCGTTGGTGAGACGCCGTGGCACGGTCTGGGCAATCAGTTGGATGAGGCTCCGACGATTGGCGAGGCTATTACCGCTGCCGGTCTGGATTGGGAAGTTGGTCTGAAGGATTTGCAGACCGTTGACGGCGTTCCGGTTTCGCATCGTGCGACCTACCGCAAGACCGATGGTAGCATCCTCGGTGTGGTTGGGCCTCGCTATACGCCCCTCCAGAATCAGGATGCTTTCGACTGGTTCCAGCCGTTTCTAGATGCTGGCGAGTGCAATCTGCATACCGCTGGTTCGCTACATAGCGGTCAAAAGGTCTGGGTGCTTGCTCAACTCAACCGTGACAATAGCGAGATCGTGAAGGGTGATGATGTCTGCAAGTTTATTCTGCTGTCGAATAGCCATGATGGCACGACTGCGATTCGCGTCGGATATACTCCGATTCGCGTCGTTTGCGTGAATACTCTCGCGGCTGCTCACAGCAAGAGTAGTGGAAGCAAACTGATTCGTATTCGTCACACTCGTTCCAGCAAGAACAATCTGGAAAATGTGCGTGATATTATGGATAACATTAATGCTGAGTTTGAGGCGACTGCGGAACAGTATCGGTTCCTCGCGTCGAAGAATTTTAATCAGGCCGATGTTCGTCGGTATGTTAAGGTTCTGCTGGGTATAGAAGGTACTGTGGATGCGGATATTAAAACCCGCACCCGTAATATCATGGACGATATTCTGGCTCGTATCGAAGGCCCGAAGCAAAGTGCTACTGGTGTTCGTGGAACCTACTGGGCTGCATACAACGGATACAATGAGTATCTCAATTATGCTAAGGGTCGAACCTCGGACAACCGACTCGACTCGCTCTGGTTCGGCCAGAACGCTAACGACAACGTGAAGGCACTGGAGACTGCTATGCAGTTTGCCAACGCCCTCTGATCGGTAAACTTTAAACTGAGTCGCCGTAGGGGCTGCTAGAGGCTCCTGCGGCGATTCTATTTAGATACAGACCAACTCGACGTAAGTGCTTGTGACATAAGGACTTAGGACGAGCCGGGGCCGCCAATTTAGTCGTAAGTTTAAGTGCCACAAGGGGTTACGCTCAATTCTATCAAAGAATCTCAAGTTACGTCATGTACAATCGACGCAAGTGACGATACAATGGAGTGTAAGGTGTTGGTGTGTAAGGGTTTAGGATAAGAATGATTTAGAGTTATGTCTAGATGACTAATTCTAAGTCTATTTTAGTTTTCATCCTATCTGTACCACCTAATCCTACGGATTTGCCGAACATGCCGATAGTCAGCCAAAAATCAGGGTCTTTTGTGCAGAGAGGAAATTTAAATGCAAATTGATTTTAGTCCTAATGAAATGTGGAAGATTATTGATGCTATCAAGTCTTATCAAAAGGACTATGCTGTTACTGGGGCTGTTAGTAAAACTCTTAGTAATATTCTAATTAAACTTAAGAAGAAACTTAACTGTACTACCTAATCCTACGGATTTGGCGAAGATGGCTGTAGTCAGCGAGATTAAGGAGTTACTTAAGAGTATAGTTTAAGAAGTTGATTGACCACTAATCGCCCCATGGTATAATTACACTTGTCAACGGAGCCAGTAGTCAGTCAGGGTTAAAGCCTTGGTGGAATATTGGAATCATGGGCAAAACGTAATTTTTTACTTTTACCATGAGGTGATTTATGCAGAATGTTACTCTTAGTAGTGTTAACAGAGAAGAGATTCAAAGAAAGTATATTGACCACATATTAGGGTCATTAGACTTTATGGAGATCAAAGATAGATTAAGAGACTATCTTGAGATTGAAAAGCAGAAAGAATCTGATAAAGCCTTAGAGGCTGAGATTCTTCATGAGGCTCCTGATGTGTTAGTAGATAATTGGGAAGACTTTAGTGGTCCAACAACATTTACTAAAGGAGAATAATCATGACTAGAACTTTTAATAGAATAATCACCTTTCATGTTCAGGGTGAAATCTACGATGATCATACTACTGCTGAAGATGTAATCAGAAATTATAATTTCAATTATAAAGATTACAACGACGGTATTGATCAATCATACGTGCTTCTTGATCATAAGGATGCTAGAGGTCGAATCACTAAGATAACTAGACTTCCTAAGATTCATAGATGGAAGAAGCCTGATACTGAATTGTTTATTAATTTATAATATTCTTCTTTTGGATTATGGTGGGCTAATAGTTTTTCGCTATTAGTCTCACCTAATCCTTTAGATTTGGAATTTTTGTAAGTAGTCAGCGAACTCCGTTGGTCGATAGGCTTGCGACAGTTTGTGTGTGTTACCCTATAGTATCAGAATTTTTTTTGTGGTCAAGTGTGAATTTTTCTGATGTGGTGCAGGAGGAATAGTAATGGTTATATCTATTACTGATACTAGTTACTTAGATACAAGTTACTTAGTTACTAAGATTCTAAAATACTAATGATCCCAACCGATGCATAATATATATGTTTATTTTTCACAGTTGTCAAGCAAACAAACCGTCTTAAAGATTTTTTTATTTTGATATGAAAATACTTGCGGCGACCAATCATGTTCCTATCATAGGTTGTGTGTTGTGTGAGGATTGAAATGATACTTAGTCCAGAAATAATCTTGAGTTTGACCCTACCATTGGTTAGTTCATCTGAACTTCTAAAGGTTGAAAAACCTATAGTCAAAATTAATGCCCCTACTAATAGAACTCCATACATTATAGATTCAGAAGATCTCTGGATAGATAGTGTCAATAGTTCAAGGACTGATAAAGTTATTACAAATAAGGATGTTGAATTCAAAATTAGAAAAGAATAAACTGTACTACCTAATACTGCCCGATTGGTTTTATTGGTAATAGTCAGCGAGAATTTTATGGCCAAAAAGAAAGTTTGCAAATCAAAGAAACGATGTTCTAAAAAAGTTCTTAGTAAAGAGCCACTAGTTTATATAGAGCCCATACTTCAGAAACCAACCTTACTATCTAGAATTCTAAAATTTTTAGGATTTGAAAAATGACAATAGTAAGAAGGCAACTTTTCCCCACATTAATTCACGATGATTTTACCCGGTTTATAATATGTTCAGTAGGAATAGTTGTATGTGTGGCAATTCTTACTGGAGTCTTGAGATACTTTAATAGATAATCATGACACTAATGTTGCTATTTTGTCTCTTGCTGCTATACTATTTCCTATATATTTATCTAGTAGACATATTAGGCGGGCCAGATGAAAACTAAAGAATTTCACAAACCATTCATACAAAACCTCCTAGTAGTAGGAGTAATCACTGTACTAAGCATGGGATTTCTTAGATATTATTCATATAACCATATTTCTTCTCTGCATAAATCCCCACAGACATCATTTACCTCATCAATGAAACATGGTAAATAAGGGTATTTTCACGGTTTTTAGATCAGACTGTGAATTAAATTGGGCTATTTTTACTTATTAAATTTGGCCGTAGTTGAAATGGGTTAAAGTGGTCTAACGCAACTGGTCGATATTCTACCTTGACAACTACTGTTGTTTCTGGTATACTGACTACTAGTAGTAATGGTAGTTTTCTTAATAATACTCGGGAAATAATGTATAAATCAATTTTGTTGACCGATAAGGAATTGGAACTTTTACACTCTATTCTGTCGTCTTATTTGACCACAAAATCGACCAAAAGCGACCATAATATAATTAATGCTCATATTCTTTTACGGGTCATTAGCAATAAAAATAGTAATGAAGCAAGAAATGAAATAGCGTTTTTTGGTAAATCGGGCTGAAATGGGAAAGAAATAGAACTATGGACTATATAACGGGCCTTAAACCCACAAAAGTCGATTCTATTGAGCATAAAGGATACATTGTGGAACTTCATCACAATCCTATTCTCAAGTTCAAACCCTACTTGATAAGAGTATATTCATACAATAATGATCCTTATGAGATAAGAGTAAATAAGATACAATTAGATCAATTTAATAAGATGATGGGTAATTTTGGTGGAAATGAACTAAAAGGTTTGGCCGATTTTATCAATAATTATTTGGAGAATAACTAATGAACATTAATCTTGATAAGCATGAAGTTGGCCTAATTCTTGACTCTCTGGAAAGTTACCAACTTGATATTGAGCATGGTCATGCTAGTGGGTATGAATATGCTTGGACTGAAACTGATGTGGAAAATCTGGCTAAATATCTGAATGGTATGCTGGAGAAAAATAATGATTGATAACAAAACTCTACAAGAAATTGTTATTAAAGAATATGAAAAGTCCCAAAAGAATATTCAACCAGTATGGGTGAGTGAAGGATGGTACAAGGGTATTCCTAATTCTTTTAATTATTTTGCTTCTGGATTTGAAGCGGGCATTGAGTTTTATAAACAACAAAATATTGAGAATTCTATTCAGTAATAATTAGTGTATTTTAGAGTATCAAAGGATTCAATTGCTCTAAAGTATTTAGAAAATGACTAAAAATTCAAAATTGCTGGATGCAATAATAATAAGCGATACTCATTTAGGAAGTAGTGTTTGTGAGAGCAAACAATTATATGCTTTTTTAGGACTAATTTATACTAAAACAAATAAATTGATTATTAATGGGGATTTTTTTGATAATCTAGATTTTCGTAGACTAAAGAAAAATCACTGGAAGATATTGTCTTTACTACGACGTATGAGTAAATATGTGGAAATAGTCTGGATAAGAGGAAATCATGATGGTGATGCAGAAAGTATATCCCACCTAATAGGATTAGATTTTCAAAACGAATATATCTTTTCTAGCGGAAATAAAAATTTCTTGTGTTTACATGGTGATCAATTTGATGATTTTATATACAAATATCCTAATACCACAAGAATAGCCGATTTTATGTATAGAACTATTCAGAGGTTTGATAAAAGATTTTTGCCTAAATTTATTAAACATCGTTCAAAGACTTATCTAAGATGTAATGAAAATATGATGGAAAAATCTCGAAACTATTCAATAGATAAACAAATTGATTGTGTTTGTTTGGGCCATACTCATTATCCTTTACTTGACACAAACCATCCTATATGGTATGCTAACAGTGGATGCTGGACAGAAAAGACTTGCACTTATTTAGGAATAAAAGACGGTATAATAACTCTAGAAAAGTTTGTGTGACTATTATCATAATATGAGGTAATCAAAATGTCATATCTTAAAAAATATGGTAAACCTCGATAGTTGGGGCGACCAATGGTAGAAGATGATATGCTGTTCGATATTATAATGATTGTGGCTCTGGCTCTTATTACTTGGAGATTGTCTACTGTTAGTAATAGGTTGGAAATGAATATTATGGTTGTTCAGAGTTTACAGGCTAAAATAGACCAAATAGAAAAAACAAAATAAAATGTATCGTAATAGATGGAATTATTGGAGTTGTAGTAAACTCGCAGACTCTATTAGAGGAACAGAAAAACCATTCGCTTTGGGTTTGAAGGAATGGGAAGTTTGGCATAACGAATCTAAACAAAAACACCCGTTCAGATATTATTTGGCCGAAAATGGACTGAAAACTCTACAGAATATTATTTATTTCCCTTATGATGTTTATCATACTATTGAAGTTTATATTCGTAATAGATATATTGATAGAACTCATTTGATTAAAACAGGACTCAAACCGGGAGAATATTATGAATTTGATACCAAAATTCTTAACGGTTTGTTTAATGAACTCGTTGATTATGTTGAGACTGAAATATCTCATACAATGAAAGTTTATCAAGACAGAAACTATCTTTTTAAGAATGGTCGCTGTAAAAGGGCCGGATTAGATCATCTTGATTGGGCTATTAACTTGACTTTTGGGTCTGATTATGGTATAAATGAGGACGATCCAGATTACAACAAACCAACTCCGCAAGCAATTTCAGCCATGATTATTAAGGAATTGTATTTGTGGTGGACTGAAAAACGCCCCAATAGAGTTGATCCTATGAGTTTTTATGATGAAAAAGAAAGAGTAAATAGTTTTGATAAAGTTCATATGATAGAAACTCAATATCATCAAGAAGATACTGATATGTTGATTAAACTTATTACTATTCGACAGGATATTTGGTGTTAAACTTATGATTAAACATTTTCCAGTAACAAATACTCAATACGTTATCAAACATTATTCTGAGAAGGATAATGTGCCGATCAGTTATGTTTGTACCACAGACTTCTATAAAAGTGATCGTCCGGTAGATATTTTTTACCGATCAAATCCTCATCCAAAATTTGGTAACAAATATTTCGGAATCGCTCCTAGTTACGAAGATGATAATTATGTGATATTTAATGCTGACAAGATTGAAAATTTCACTTTTGCTATGGTAGAAGATGACGATGGTAATTTACAATACAGTGAATATCATCATAGGTGTAAATTTTTTGATAATGGCAACATGATTGATGGTGGGCGAGAGTATGTTCGTTCATCATTAAATCCTAAAATTTATGTGGTGCGTAATGGAGAGATGGTTAATGAAATTCACTGAAACAGATATACCAGATATTAAAACTGTTTTAAATGAACAGTTCGATAGCATCCAAAAACTTAAACCTTTAATTCATCAAGGTTTACCAAATGATTTACATTTTATATATGAAGATATACTAGATTGTAATAAAGTTATGATGGAGATAATTAATGGGCCAAGTGGAACTGTAGAGAGAATGATATGAATAAAACTTGGCAACAAAAACAAAAAGAAAGTATACAATCTGGCTATAACCGAGCCAAAGAATTAGCAAAAGAAATATGGATTGATGGAGATCATACAGGAAATCATAATGATTTTTATTATTTTGAATGTGGATTTGTTGCAGGATTAAACTATCAAAGAAATCAAGCATTAGATAAACTGAGTGAACTTGATCAAGAATTGGGATTACAATGAAATCATTACTTTTTTGTTTAGCGGTAATATTGTATGCCGTTGTATTTATTTTTGTGTTATTCAAAAAGGATAAACAATTATGAGAAAAATTAATCAATTGTATATCAATAAAGATAAAACTATCGACATCAGGGTTGTATCAGAAGATAATTGGAACCATATTTCCATTTATAATGATACTATTGATAAAAGTGTGGTAGTAGAGTGTGATAATGCTCAACTAAAAGAATTGGGCGATTTCATATATAGGTGTTTGGAACATTAAGAATTTTGCAAGATGGATGTTGACACTACCAACAACGGTATGGTATAATACGATTTGTGAGAAAAGTTTTACCAACCTTTAAGGAGTTTATGATGACACCATTTAAATTAAGTATTCTTGTCGCGGCATTTCTAAGTTTCGCTTTAAGTACGGGATTATGGTTTAGCGGAGTTGAAAATGCAAAAGACTGTGGTTTGTTCGTAGGATTATGGGTTCCTAGTTTCCTGTCTCTAGGAAATCTGTTACTAAAAAACAGTAAAGGAGATTAACATGGAAATGTATATATTCTTTGCTGGTGTGATTATGATGTTGATTGTTAGTTCTGGTCTGGCTCTTAGTATTCTCTTTATGGGAGATCTAAATCCAGATTCTAGAAATAACCAAAGAGTAAATTATACATTGTCTGAACTTAAAGACAATAATGTTTTGAAGAAATTAGTTAATGAAGTTAAACAACACAAAGTGAAAATTGATGAACAATAGAACTATTTTTAAAGGACAATAATAAATGAGTCTAATTAAATGTTTTAGTAATGTTATTGGACATAAGGAAGCCCAAGAGATTGTTATTGATCTTAATCAGATGAAGTGTGTAGAAAGTGAAGATTTTTATATTGACTATCATAAATCTGATATAGGAAACGATAATTATCTTATTATCGGTAATGTTATACAAGAAGATTGGGATGAACTAGATTTGGATAGTGATTTTATGACAGTAGATATTATCTAGGAGAAAACTATGGGACAATACTTAATCACGGTTACTACTGAATACAAATATACTGTTGATGCTAATAATGAACATGAGGCTATAAGTATTTATCTTAATGATCATGATTCTTGTATTCCAACTAATCATGGGAATTTAACCATTAAGGCCGATCATATCAAGCCTGACTGAGATTTTTTAAAGATTGCTCTTGACGATAGCCGATAAGGATGGTATACTAGCATCAACCCAATAGGAGACATTTAATGAACAATATTATTCAGAAAGATTTCTATAAAAGTGATATTTATCGTTTTGATCTTGACCAATTTATCAATGATCAATATCATTTTACAGTAAGCAATGTGATTTCTTGGGATATTATTACAACTAAGATGTCTAGGGAAGAACTCAAGGGTTTAGCCGATTTTATTTATGATACTATTAAGGAAAACAAGTCATGAACAAATTCTATAGTTTTCTAGAAAATGCAGCAAAATGGGTTGAAGGTTTTGGATATGTTGAAACTAAAATCCCGTCTGATCCCTATCTTATTCCAGAGATGAGAATCAATAATATGTATCCATATACTTTTGAACAAACTATTAAGGTTACTCATCATAGTAAACCCAAAAGGCGTGATGCTGCTAGAAAGTGGAATAATAACAATATCTAATTGAGTAATATTATGGATCAAACACTTCAAAATACACTATATGAAAAATATCCCAATCTATTCTCAAATAGACTAAAATCTCCTAGAGAATCACCTATGAGTTTTGGTATAGAGTGCGGAAATGGATGGTATGAATTAATATCATCTGTTTGTTGGAGAATATTTCAGCATGAAAAGAATATATCAGAAAGGATTCGTATCAGAACAGAAGCAGGCAAGCCCAATGACCAATCTGATCTTGATTATATTCCAGTAAAATTTAGTCAGATAAAAGAAAAGTATGGTGGTTTAACGATCTATTATAGTGGTGGTGATGACTATGTAGATGGTGTTGTTAGTATGGCTGGCGAATACTCATATAAAGTTTGTGAAGTTTGTGGAAACTCTGGCAAACCCAATAAGGGTGGATGGATTGTTACTCTGTGTGATAATTGCAGAAATAAAACATGAAACCAAATCTAGAATACGATCTGTTTAAAACTGATTGGATTGTTAACAAATGTAAGAACAGTCCAACATATAGCCAGAATCTATATGCTGCACTATGCAACAACCGTTTCATCAAAGATAATGAAGAATGGACTTGTTCATGGAGATACGCTGGTAATATACTCAGTGGATTAAATAATAAAGGCGATTATTTAGATTACTATTGTTCTGGAATGAGAGACAATGTAAATTTTGTTGGCGAAGGTTCTGTAACGGATGAAGTTAGACTTGATTTATCTAAAATTGGATGGAGCATAGAGCATTATGAACCTAGGTTTGAGTCTGGAATTTATAGGAATGAATGGTAATTATAATGGAATGTCCTAATTGTATATCAATAGATGAATGTAAAGGAATTCACATATCCTATATAACTGATAAAGTTTACAGATCAGAATATGGATATTTTATGTTTCGTGAGGATAAAAGTGAATGGGTTTTTACTCCTCTTGAAAAAGATTTGGATGTTAATATTTTAATGGATCTTGCCGATATTTTAAGGAATTTCAATGAAAATTTGGAAAAAGAAAACTATAAAAGTGGTCGATGATGTTAGTTGCGATTGTTGTGGAAAAAGCACAACTATTGCTGACGACCCAGATTATGCAACCCTAGAAAGTTGTTGGGGATATGGTTCAAAGAATGATGGTACAAAATACAGCATCGAACTTTGTGAAACCTGTTTCTTTGAGGTTCTAAACTTTATTAAAGATAAAAGACGTAGGGTTTTGGGGCCGTTTAATTATCCATATGATAATGATCCTCTAGAGGGAATTGAATACATATGAACAATCTTACAAAAGAACAAAAGTTTATTATATTTTGGCTCTATAACAGAGTAGCCGAAAAGATGCCATCTAATCCTATTAAGGGTGGAAACAATGATATTATAGTTGATGGAATTAATGTGACAGAAACTGTGAGAGAACTATTACAAGATAGGTTATTTGTTTAGATTTGGATTTCTCAAGAAACCACTTGACAGTGCCGATATATCCGTTATACTGTTAGTAGTCGTTGGTTCTTATATTTAAGGAGCAGATATGAAACTTGAAGTTAAGCAGAAAAATGATAAATTTGTGGTTTGTCGGGATGGTGAACTTATTCTGTTGCCTAAAACTGATGGTCATGTTATTGTGACCGAATTTACTACTAAGCAAGATGCTGAAAGGTATATTAGTATTCTTAAAAGTTTGAAGAAGGATAAGAGATATGAATAGGTTTGATATAGAAGAACAAATATCCAAGGGATATAATTTCTCTCAAACTATAAAAGATGTGGGTGATGGTATTATTGATCAAAATCTATCTCAAGATGATATTGTAAATGTTCTTAACGGTTTATCAATTATGTTAGATTTACACACATCTAAGTCTTTAGATATAATGAAACAAATTTTTAAACTTGACGAACATAGAATAGTTTGATATGATCCCTACAAAATCTTTTGAAGAATTTCTTGAACTAGTAGATAAAACCTACGACGATCATTCGTTTGAATTTCGATATGGTCAAACGGTTATGAATGTTTTGAGCGAAATTTGGCCGTATAAGTATAGAGAACTCATAGTAGAGTATTATGACTGCTTCTATGATGACGGCATGGTTAAAATAACTTTAGATAAACTCAAAAAAGAATGGCTGAAATCTCAATAAAACTGAATCAGAATATTCAATGTGATTTGTTGTGTCACAAAATATCTTCTTTGATACAGCAAAATAGAATCACTCCTAATAGTTTATTGATAATATCTATTAGAGAGATAGTGGACAGTGATCAAAATCTTTTGCCCAAAATAGAATTCAAAAATGAAGCATAAAATTAAACTTAAATATGATCCAGTAAATGCTAATCGTGTTAAAGAGATTAGAGAAACCCACAAAGATCAACCTGTTCTAGATTATATTCGTGAACTTTGGTTCCTTATAGAATATCAAAGAAATCTCATAGCAGAACAAACAGCCCAAATAGTCGCTCTCAAACATCAAGAGGGGTGGAAAAGATACGATAAACCCATAGAGAACTATGATCCCATTACAAGAAAATATGTTGACAAAACACCAAAATCTGGTAATATAAACTGACAGGGGTAACTTATGCTTTGGTCACTAGTAAAAAGTTGGGCAAAATCTCAGGGGTATCAAACCATTAAAGACAAAGGTGATGAGGATAAGGGTGAAAAGGTTCAGTATTATTGGTCTAAAATAGATGGCGATACTGATGCTTGTGGAGTTGAACCTAGTGTGAGCAAGTTAGCGACTGCCATATTTAACCATATTACAAACAACCAATGGGTTGATCACCAAATTCAATTCAAAGCGAACAAAGAAGAAACTAAATTTAGTATAGACAATTATGGCTCTTAAAAATTTATATATTGATAGAGAATGGGAAACTAAAGCAATAGATAAAATCTGTGAATACATCAGGGATGATGGTTTATTTGATTTTGAACTAGATAAGATAGCGATCTTGCAGTTAAGTTATGAATATTCTGGCCTAATGGCTCAATTAATGTCTCATAAACTATCTGTTAAGGATGAACCTATTGATATAGAACCAGTAAATATTCCCTACAAAAATGAGTTTGAGCCAATTATTCATCCAGATCAACTAGACCCATATACTAAACTGATTGTTATAGATAGTGGTTGTTTAAGTGGTAATAATTTTAAAAGAATAGAGAAAAAACTATCTGATTATGGTTTTATAAAAAGAAGAGATACTTTTTTTACTTGTGTAGCCTGTGATCTAAATAGTGTTTTCAAACCGGATTTTTGTCCTATATATTTTAATGGTGATGAACACATGGTATCGTTTTGGTGGGAAACAAAAACAAATAAGTTTGAAAAATGAATTACGTTAAATTTATTTCAAAACCAGATGAATGGTTTGATGCTGGTACAGAAGTTTTTGACGCAACCATATGTGACTGGGGAAGAACCACAAAAAGAATATCTAAAGAAAATTATGAAAAGGTTTGGTTAAAAGCAGGTCATATATTGGGGCGAGGTTTAAAAAATGGCTTTTGGGATGAGGAACTTTGTCCACTAGAAGAATTTGAAATATCATATACCGAGCGTGAAATATGATTACTAAGAGAAACGAAATTGGCAAATTGATGACGCAGCACAAGTATGGATACGCCGCAGAAGTTGGTGTTCAGAACGGTGTTTTTTCTAGACAAATATTAGAAACATGGGATGGTCATTTAACTTTAATAGATGCTTGGCAAAAGTTAGATAACTATATTGATATAGCAAATGTTGAGGATTTTCATCAAGAAATAGCATATTCTAATACTAGAATAAACACATCAGAATTTTCTGATAGAGTAAAAATAATCAAAGGAATTTCTCCAGAAATATCTGATATATTTTCTGATTGTTCTTTTGATTTAGTTTATTTGGACGCTAATCATTCATACGATGCTGTTATTTCTGACATAAAGTCTTGGATAAACAAAGTTAAAACTAATGGGTGTATTTGTGGACATGACTATTTGGACGGTAATGTTCCAGAAGGAAATTTTGGAGTTAAGAGTGCCGTAATAGACTTTTTTGGAAAATCTCCAGATATTGTAACCAATGAAGATTGGCCTTCTTGGTTTGTTTTTCTATAGGAACATAATATGCAAACAAAACTAGTTTCTGTAACTCCAGATGCCGAAAAAATTATGGCCTATTGTGCCAAAGTATCAAACCCAAAAGGACAAGATAACGATAATTATGCTAAACTTTTAAAGTATTGTATAGATCACCAACATTGGTCGATTTTTGAAATGGCTTTTCTTACTTTACAAGTAGATACCAATAGAGGAATTGCTGCCCAAATTTTAAGACATAGATCGTTCACTTTCCAAGAGTTTTCACAGAGATATGCTGATACTACATTATTGGCAGAAGATATTCCTCTTTTTGAATTACGCCGTCAAGATAATAAGAATCGTCAAAATAGTATTAATGATATCGAAGATGAAATCAAGGTTAAGTGGAATTCTAAGATCAGAGAACATTTTGCTAAAGCAAAGAGTATCTATGACGGTATGATAGCAGATGGTGTTGCTAAAGAGTGTGCTAGATTTATATTACCACTAGCAACTCCTACCAGAATTTATATGAGTGGCTCAGTTAGGTCATGGATTCATTATATCAATCTACGTTCCTCTCATGGTACTCAAAAAGAACATATGATGATCGCTAATGACTGTAAAGAAATTTTTATAACACAATTCCCTACTATTAGTGAAGCACTAGGATGGAGTAATTAATGAACAAAAAAGAATTTTTAACCAAAGTTGTAGCAGAACTGCTAGACGATGATTTTGCCATATTACTACACAGAAAAGACAATATAGATGGATATGGCGGCTGGTTTGGTGCAGAAGATGGTGAACGAGAGTTTGTAGTTGCACTAAACAATAGTATGGGTTTTGAAACTGCCTTACATGAATATTGTCATTATCTTCAGTGGAAAAATAACCGGGTTTTGTGGGAGAAATCCGCATTAACATATGATATATTATTTGAGTGGGTAGATAAACCAGTTTTAGATTATACTGAAGATGAACTAGATCAGAGTTTACATGATATTCTTGAATTGGAACATGATTGCGAAAAATTAGCATTAAATATACTGAAAACAGAAAATATTTCTGATATTAATGTTGATACTTATATTAAAGCTGTTAATGCTTATCTTTGGCATTACCATATAAATAGAGAGAAAAGGATTAGGCCAAAGAAACCCATATATACTGAAAATATTATCTCTCATATGTCTCCAGTTTTTATACTTGATCTTAACTATTATTTGGATAGAGATAATTTATCTGACTCAATGAGACACGCTCTTATGAGTGGGTATATTGATGAGAATTTGGAAAAAACTCAAGATGGTGTTGCATTTGGTCGATGAGTGTGATATACTTTGCTCATCGGAGGAATTATGAATTACGGACTTTGTTGTATATCTCTCAATCTTAAAGAGCAAGGTTTTGGTCATCAGACCATGACCTATAAAAGATTCAGTTCTCTACCAAGAGAAGAAGCGTTGTCTATTCTTGGTGAACGAATCAATAATAATCTTTTGACTACCAATGAAACAATCAAATTTTGCAGTAATCGTGGCTATGCTTATAGAGTTAGTAGCGATATATTTCCTCTCATTACTTATGACGAGGCTAATGTGTCTCTAGAGGATTTGCCTAATTATGATATTGTTCAAGATTCTTTTGATTTGGTGGCACAAACTATTGCCGATACAAATGTTCGGGTTTCTGCTCATCCTAGTGAATTTAATAGCCTCTCCAGTCTCTCAGATAAAGTTGTTGAAAAAACCATCACAGAACTCAATTTCTACAGCAGTTTCTTCGATAGAATCGGCTGTCCAGCAGATCATAGATCACCTATGAATCTTCATGTTCATAATAATAATGGAACCAGAGAAGAAATTGCTCATAGATTTTATTCAAACTTTAAGCGTCTTGATGAAAATTGTCAGAAACGTCTCACCATAGAAAATGACGATAAACTTAATTGCTGGAGTGTAAAAGAATTGGTTGATATTTTTCATCCAATTACTCGTATTCCAATTTGCTTCGACTATCTCCATCACAAATGCCACCCAAATAATCTTACAGAATGTGAGGCTATTAATATGTGTTGGGATACTTGGCAAACCAAACCTCTATTTCATTACAGCGAAAGTCGAGAAGGTAATAATCCAAGGGCTCATGCAGATTACGCTTATAATAAGTTTGAGACTTATGGGCTGGACTTTGATGTAGACATGGAGTTGAAATCTAAAGACTATGCCATTGAAAAATATGAGTCCCTCTTTCTCTGTGAAAAATAAAGGAACATAATATGAGTGGATGGCTAATAGCATTAACAGGATGTGTATATTCTTGGGTTGCTTTAGAACAATATATGAAAGGTAATTTTGGGCTGGGTATAGCATATACTGGATACGCATTTGCTAATGTTGGATTATATCTGATTGCTACTAAATAAAATGAAGATTATCACAAAAACAATTCGCAAAGCATATAGCAATTGGAATCCTAGTCCACTAATTAGATGTTATCATTATTCTGCCGCATTTGATGGCAATAAACTAATTTGTTTCACCAAAAACAACCCGATTAAAACACACACAATGGCTCATCGTATGGGTGAGCAATTTAATATTCCCAAATATAAAGAGTTTTCCTATCCTCATGCTGAATCTCATCTTATTTCTAAATTGTTGGATCGCTATAATACCATTAGTTCTAATTGGACAATATGTGTTATGCGTATTAATCGAAGAGGATTGATTTTGGGCAGTAAACCCTGTGTTAATTGTCAGAAATTACTTAATGCTGTAGGTTTAACTGACGTATATTATAGTCTTGATGATGGCAATTTTAGTGACAACGCAGGAAATCTTTTTAAAGTCTCTGGCTTGACTGTGCCGATGGCTACGGTATAATTCTTTAAACGGAGGCAACCATGAACTGTATTTACTGTAAAAATTGTGTTGGTGTTGATAGATATGAGTTTTTAATTGAAACTGGACGCAATATTATTTGTGTAGAATGCTCTAGAGAAAATAAAGCGGTAGGGTTTATGAATTATTCCCATAAAACCGCACCAGACTTGGTTGTTTGTCCCGCCAACGCTAAAGAAAGCCTGCGTATTTTACACAGAGCAAATCGTCGCGCTAGATAATTTTATCTGATTTTCTTATGTTGTCTTTAGCCCATAGTGGTTGTAGATTTGTAAAGTGAAAACAAAGTTTTTGTTCAGACTCTAAACTTAAATCAAAACTAGCACATGGCATAATATGATCTATATGCCACTCGCCATAATTTTTCCAACTCATACCTTTTGTAAACTGTTTTTCTAAATGAATTTTTAATTCTTCTATAGAACATCCAAGCAAATCTAATGATGTAGAATATTTTGAATTACGTTTAATGGCTTTAGTTATACGCCCCCTAAGTAATCTGACTAATCTGTAGTTTAAATCCTCATAATATTTTTTATTAGCATACAATCTATTTTTAATTTTTAAACTATCTTTATGTTTTTGTTTATATTTCCTAGCACGTTCTTTTGATTTTTCATGATTATTATAGTATGATTTTAAACGACTTTTACGAACACTTTCTATATTATTATTTTTCCATTTATCATGAATTTTTTTGTCTTGTTTGGGGTTGTTTTGTCTCCATTCTCTATTTACAATAGTATAACAACTACGACAATAAACACACTTGCTGTCTTTTTTAGCCTTATTATTACTGAAATCGCTCAGATCTTTTTCGATCTTACATTTAACGCACGTTTTCATACCACTCCTTGACTTTACGAGACTATCGGATATAATCAACATACACCGATTGGATACAGAAAACAAATATTTTAGGACGCAAATATGATTAAAACCAAACTATTCGATATTGCTGTCAAAAACTCCGATCAGATTAATGAATGGTTAGAACAAAATCCAGATATAGCAATACTATCAACTAATTCGTTTTCTAATAATACTGGTTGGGGCTATATCGTTCTCTATGACGATATGAAACCTCAAGATACAATATTTCCTCTTAAAGAAGGTGAAGTTAGATATGAATAAATTAACATGGCTTGATTTGTACAATTTCCTGTATGAAAGAGCCAACAACGTAAATGCTGTTGGAACATTTAATTGGAATGAGCCGGTATTGGTGCATGATGCTAATACGGGTGATGAATTTCCTTGTGACACTTATTACATAAGCGATAATCGTGGCGAAAATCGTATTGTTTTGATCACAAATATCGAAAAGATTTTTCAGGAGAATTCTTAATGGATTTTGAAATTGAAAGCCTTTTATTTAAGCAAGTAGATAAACCCAAGAATCTTTTGATGACTAAAATTATTAATCTTTGGGAAAATAGATACCGTATTAATGTGTATATAGAAATTGAAGAAGATAATCTAATTAAACGACGTATTCACGGTAGTTATTTTTGCCACTATAGTCCCGGTAAACTTAAAATTATCCCAGATTCAGATAAAATTGGCGATTCTGAAAAATCCCTAAAGACTAGCCCTTGACAGTGACGATAAGTGTGTTATGCTTAGGGTGTAACGACAACCACAAAGGAGAACCAGATGCCCAAGGGTAAGAAAACTTGCGATAATTGCGGAACAATGACCGGCCCGCGTGCTTTTATGTGTCCCAAATGCAACACCCCATTTGTTTTTAAAGCAAAAAGCAAAGAGACTAAAAACACAAAGATTATTAAGGACTATAACTGGAAGGAACTGGTTAAGGGTGATCGCATTAAAGTTTCATCTGGCCCGTATTATGTTTCTAAGGGCGAGTTTATTCCTATGGGATATAGGGGTCGATTTGTTGTTGAAGGTCTTGACGGCAATGGTATTCTTGCTTATGGTATTGATAAGTGTCAGGGATTCTGTCATATTTATATGGGTGGAGATATTCAGAATAAGGAAACTGGTGTTTGGAAAACTAAGCACAAACTCTTGAAACTCAAACAGAAAGAAAACTCTGTATGAGTCTAACTCCAGAACAAAAACATCAATTTAATCGTCTTATAGACTATAGAGACGAATTAACTAATTCTCTTTTTCATATTGAACGTATTCTGAAACATTATTTTCCAGAAGAATTTGATATTGCGTATCAACACTGGATTCCACAAATAACTACTGCTCTTTATGAAGATAAACGGTGGCTTAATCGTGGTGAACAGACTATGCAAAATACTATCAACAGATTAATGGATAAAATTCAAGAAGAAACCGGCCAAAGTATCAAAAGATTTATATAATTAGGGGTATAATTATGAGTAAGGTTTATGCTATCGTTGATATTGATGGTTATGTCTCAGAAATGAGAAAGGCTGCGGCACAATCATTCTCTGATAATTATCATGAAAATTTGGATGAATTTATCAGTATTGGTCAGATGATCAATTTGGTTAATAAACATTGTGTTGGTTTTGACGATCTTGACCGTCCTATGCTTGATGAAGAATCCAATAACGATATTTATGAAGATACTGTAATTTGGTTACATAATGTTGGATTGGCTAAGTTGGCAGCACAAAATCTTGTTGAGTGTGCTTGGGACGAAGAATCCAATGAAATGATTTTCTGGAAAGCGGAAAATAAAAATGAACCAAAAAGAAAGCGAAAAAATAAAAAGTCTCAAGGATGAAATACATCATCTTAAGGAATATCTAGTATCAGACTGTTGTAAACAATGTTCTGATATTATCAATAAAATTGAACAACATCAGCAAGAGATTCAAAAATTACAGGAAAAAATGAATTTAGAGTGAAGCGTTGACAGGTCGATGGTCGATAGGTATAATAAGACAACATGGGGCGTTCATCTAATGGTCTAAGATGTCACTCTTATAAGGTGATCAAGAAAGTTCGATTCTTTCACGCCCTACTGGTTATTTCATTAACGTAAAAGGATTTTATGATTCACAGATCGAAGCACTTATCAGTATATGTTATTCTTATTGGAACTCTACTTTTTTCAGTGGGTTTTAATATTGTACAACATAAACGTATTAAAAGTCTTGAACATTTGAGTGGTAATTCTTGGGTCACTGATGTTGAGTATCAGAAGATTAAACAAGAAATTGAACGGTTGGAAAAGAATCCTTTTAACCTAAAATAATTAGGGGGCGTAACGGTATCGATTGGATATGGAAGATTATATTAGCAAGTAGTGGTTGGTGGAAGGGCCACTTTAAAAATCTACCAAATGCTTTAACTGGCACAAATCAGTTAGCACTTGCTGCCTGACAAAAAAGGGCAGTAACAGACTGCGATTGCGAATGAGGGTAGCGATCAAAAGTCTGTCGTTAAATCCCTCTGCACTTACAATGTCCAACGGGTTGTAGGTTAAGAGAAGTTGGTAAGATTGGATTAGTCTTGTTTATTCTGTAGTCCAATTTAATTCATGAATAAAATAAACTTGTAGAAAATGTAATTAGAAATATCGCAAGAAATGGGTTCGACTCCCATCGCCTCCAATAAAATCCCGCCGATCTCCATATCTGGTGTATTATTAATCACCAAGGAGATATTTATGATGACAAAAACTAAAATTATATGTGCTAATTGCGGTAAACAAATAGAAAAACTAGCAGCAGAAATTAAAAGACAAAAGAAAAAGGGTAAGACTAAATTTTATTGTAATCTTAAATGTGCTGGCAGAGATAATTGTAGTCACTTAGAACAATATCGTAAACAAACAACTGAAATCATTAAAAAATATTGCGATAATCGGCAGGATGAATATTCCCCATATAGATATCATTTTAATATAGCAAAAAGAAGATCACTTACATACAAAAGAGATTTTGATATCACACTAGAATTCCTTAAAGAACTTTGGCTATCTCAGGATGGGAAATGTGCTGTTACTGGATTGCCTTTGGGTATTAAGTATATTCAAACCAAAAAAACAAAAAAAGACAAAACTCCATTGCAAGCGTCTTTAGATAGAATAGACAATAATAAAGGCTATACTAAAGATAATGTTAGGTTTGTATGTTATATGTTTAATATAGCAAGAAACGATTTTAATGATAGGCAAGTTATAGATTTTTGTCAACAAGTTACGGAGAATATTAAATGAGTTTCTGGAAAAAGTTTTTTAAGAAGTCTGAAAAGAAAAACCAAAAACATCACGATGAAGAAATGCAATATCTTGCTCGTCTAGAAAAAAAGATGAAAAAGTTAGAGCGTAAACTCAAAAAGAAAACATGAGAAAAGTTTGTCTCTACTGTAAGAAAAGAAAAAATAAAAAATCTTTTCCCAAACATATATCCCATAAGGATAAACTTGACAGTAGATGCCGTTGTTGTATTAAAAAGCATACTAAGGTAAGAAACAAACTACATAAGATAGCACCACCAAAACCAATGGTTTGTGAGTGTTGTAAAAAAGTCCCAAAACAATGGGCTTTAGATCATGATCATGCTGACGATACTTTCAGAGGATGGTTATGTAAAAGATGTAATGAAGGATTAGGAAAACTAGGCGATAATCTTGAAGGCGTTGTTAACGCTATGAATTATTTTCTTTCAAGGCCAAAAAAGAATCATGCTTAAAATCATAACTGCCTATACGAAAAATTATTCTAATATCATAAATAAAACCTTCCCAATAATACAAAATTATTGTGACTATCATGGTTTTAGTTTTTGTCCATATGAAATTCCTTCCAGTTTTAATAGACCCCCAGCATGGGCAAAAATTCAGTATCTATTAACAAGCCTAGAAGATAAAACACACAAATATTTGCTATGGCTAGACGCCGATACAACAATAATGAATCCTAGATTTGATCCTATTTCTGTCATAGATCCAAACAAGTATATATATTTATCCAAAGACTTTAATAATATCAATACCGGAGTAATGATACTCAAAAATAATGAATATAATACTCAATTACTATATAAAGTATGGGGAATGACTGAATTTATCAATAGCGACTGGTGGGAACAATCAGCAATAATAAACCTTGTAGATACTAATTATAAAGATATTCAATCTTACATAAAATATCTTCCAGCAAAAGAGTTTAATGCTTATAATCCAGAATTAAATTGCGATCCACAATTTATTGTTGATGATAATAGTTTTGTTGTTCATATTGCCGGACAACCTTTTGAATTCAAGAATTTTCAAATCGCTCATTATAGTCAATATTATAAATCTATTTTCAAAAACAAGACAAACACTGAAGCACTACCATATTTTGTGCAAAACCTAGAAAGTTTAATGGGTCTTAAAAAATCAGCAGAATCTAATGATGTGGATATTTCAGATTGGTGCGACCTTCTACTATTTAGACTTGTCCAAAACCTAAGAAAAGAATAAATAGGACTTGACAAGCCAGTTTTCGTAGTGTAAAATACACGAAACACAAGGAGACTATTGGATGACTCACGATTTTAATTATGTTTGGGGAATGGTTCGTGATCTTCGTGCTACAAGTAGCACAATTGATAAGGTAGGAATTATTGAGGATTATTGTGATCGTAATTCTGAGGCTGCAAATTTTGCTAAAAAGATTCTGCTGTATACCTACCATCCTCTTTGGCAGTATAATGTTACCAGTGATAACCTAAAGAAGAAAAGTTCGCTTCGTGGAAAGCAATATAAAAATTTCTTCGATCTATTGGATGATTTGAAGAGTCGAAAGATTACTGGTCACGATGCTATCGGGGCAGTCCATACTTTTATTGATAGTCAATCAAATAAAGACAATATCGAAGAACTCATTTATTGTATCATTGATAAGGACTTGAAAACCCGTGCTGGCGACAAGATTATTAACAAGGCTATTTCTGACCATATTCCAGAATTTAGCGTAGCCTTGGCAGATAAGTATGAGCCAAAACTTGTAGACTGGAAGGATGGTTGGTATGTTAGCAGAAAGATTGATGGTGCTAGATGTATTGGTATTGTTGATAGTAATGGTGATACTACCTTCTATTCCCGCACGGGAAAAGAGTTTGATACTCTTGGCGTCGTTAGGGATGGTATTAAGGCTCTTAACATTACTAATGTAGTATTTGATGGTGAACTTTGTCTTGTAGATGAAGATGGTAATGAAGATTTTCAAGGAGTGATGAAGCAACTTAAAAAGAAGGATCACACCATCCCTAATCCATCTTTTAAAATTTTTGATATGCTGACGCATGATGAATTTTATAGCAAGAAGGGTGAGAAGAATCGTCCGTATTCTATTCGTTTGGCAAATCTGACAGAGATTATGGTAAAAAATGAATGTCCATGCCTTACTCTACTTGAGCAAGAATTGATTCATAATGATGAACATTTTCAAGAGTGGGTCAAAGAAGCAGCCGATTCTTTTTGGGAGGGTGTGATGCTGAGAGCAGACGAACCGTATAAAGGTAAGCGATCCAAAGACCTACTCAAAGTTAAGAAGTTTTTTGATGATGAGTATGAAGTTGTTGACGTAGAAATGGGGCCATTTAGATAT